TTACCAGATACTAGACATCCTTGCGCAAGACTGCGTGATTAACTAGGCCCCCGCGCTAATGTTTAATACTGTACAATACGCACAAGGACATCAAAATGAAAACCATCATCGTACTGGCCGTTGTCGCTATGGGCTACATGCTTAGCAAGAACCCACCAGAGAAGCAGCCAATGGGCGATCCGTTGCCCGCACACTACCCAACGAAAGGAAAAGAAAAATCATGAACACTTACACGCTGACTCAAGCGCAGTATGACAAAATGTACGCTATTGGAGAATTTGCATCCGGTATACGCGAAATACTTCGGTTGCTCAAACCAAACTTGCAAGAGCCTGTTGCGCGTGTAGACGATCTTGAGCGTGGTGGACGTATCAGAGCGATGCATTTAAAACTTGGTTTAGATGCTGAGTTATTTGACCACCCAGCACCCATGAGCAAAGAAGACATGGTGAAGGTTCTTGAGGCTTTGACTAGTGCACCTTGGAAAAACTATAAGACAAACAAAGCCATCACAATTATGCAATCAGCTATTGAAAGAATGAAATGATCGAACTCTATTTAACAATTTTTGTATGCGGAGTGTTTACTGGCGCGGCGTTTATGTACGTAAGCAATGCGCTACTAGAGTCTTACATGAGCAGCTTAGAAACAAGCGATGCTCAAGCCGCACGCGAAGGCGCGGAGCTACTGGCTAGAGCAAACGCCGAGCTCAAAGTTCGCGAGCGTGTTGGAGGTAACGTATGACCAAACAAATAAAGACTTGGCAAGAGCGCTACCACGATCATCCAGATCAAGAGTATTGCATGTTGCTTGAAATAGATGAGCTTCGCGCAGAACTTGACCTACTACAAAGTGATTCTTACGAAGCTATTTGGCAGGCACTACAGCGAATTGAGACTGCTATTGTGTGTTTGCCAACATTTGAGGTTGAGGTAGACGGTGGAGTTGATGCGTGTGCTGAAAACATTGTGCTAGCAATCATTAAAGCCGCCGCCCTCCTGAAATCCAAACCCGCACTTGCACAGACAGAGCAGCCAGCGCAAGGGGAGCCGGTAGCGTGGCTTATTGAATACGAGCATCGCGCAGGTGGAATGAACAGAGGAAACAGCCTAACGAAATTTGACTATGTTTGGCACAAGCATTCTTTTTTATCAGGTTTCAAAGACGCAAAAATAGACTCAGAAAACTGGCGCAACAGAAAAGAAACGCCGCTTTACCCCGCCGCCCTCCTGCAATCCAAACCAGCAGAGCCAGTTAATCAGGCGCTGTTTGATGCGCCTGAAATTCTCGCCAAGTACACAGGTTTCAACGGGCACCGTCAGTGGGTCAAGGTGGGCGCGTGGCTGCATCCCGGAGATTGTGTGGCGGTGCTATCGCCACAGCGCGCAGTGCAACTTCGCGAAGGACGCACTCAATACGTTGAGGCAGCACAATCCGCTAAACGGGAGCCGCTTACGGATGAGCAATTCAATGACCTCGTGATGCAACATCTTGGCCCACATGCATTAACTGGCGGGAAGATGAGTGTTTATGACGCATTTTTGCTTGCGGTGCGCGCCACCGAAGCCGCCCACGGAATAACGAAAGGCCAACAATGACTACATTCAAGATGCCTGCATACCTAAACGCAAGCTACGAAGGCGACAGGCTGTTCACAGACGCGCAGCTTAAGCAAGCATTACGCGATGTACTGGAGCAGGCTGCAAAACTATGCGACCCATACGAACCAACAGATACTAGCTCCGATACTTGGGACAAAGCTACAGAGTTGTGTGCAGAGAAAATCCGCGCCATGATTAAGGAGATACCAGAATGACTGAATACATCACAAAAAAACAAGCAAACGAAATACTAATGTTTGTTGGCGGTACATGGGATGACTGCATCCGCGATGATAATGAGCTCTTGTACACGAGTATGAAGGCAGCCATCCAGCGACACAAAAACTCGCAGCCTAAGCCTGCAAGCGTGGAAGAGATTAAATCTTGGATAGCCCGCTGCCATGCTGCTGGCGATTTATCCGCAACAGACGCACAAGCAAAGCAGATAGAGGCTAAGGATGTGGAAATATTACGACTTCAGCATGAAGTAGTGAACCGTAATCAGCGTGCGCTTGATGGCGACAAGGCCGTGGCTACCTTAACAGCCGCTTTAGATAGAGAAGACGCTATGCAAGCTGTGATCACAGATCAGCGCCAAGCAATCACCCAACAAGCCGAAGCCTTAGCACAGGCGCTGGCTGATGTTGAGCGGTTGCAGTATGAGGTTGACGCTATCCAGGCCATCAAGGAAGAACGCGACCAACTCCGCGCCCAACTAGCAGCACTTCAAGCAGACCCAAAGGACGGCGTGTGAAGTGCCCGACATGCGGAGCATGGACGCAAGTGCTGGAGACACGAGCCAGCACCAACGGTAAACGGCGAAGGTACGAGTGTGCAAACTTGCACAGGTTCACCACCCTAGAGACCGTGGTGCCGCTAGTAATAAAAGAGAGGGGAACGGTAAGAAACACAGCCCCCGCAACCGAAAAGGGAGACGCTAATGGACAGTTCTAAATTGAAAGGAAACGCAATGAGATACACCATATACACCAACGAGGAGTTGGTGCGCATAGTAGACAACACCGCGCAAGCCAGCGAACTGGAGCGTGAACTCGCCAACAGACTAGACGCGCTACTAGCCCGCGAAGCGCAGCTGGACAACGCGCAAGCAGTACACAGAGGAGCCGCACAATGAAAGACCCCAACTCCCCCTTCAACTGGCAGGGCAAGCCCTCTATATTCGCGAAAGACCACGCCTTCACAGGGCTGTACGCTAAGGTGTCCGAACGCTCTACTAGAAACGCCGGGCCGAACATATGCCTGCGAGGATCTAACTTGTTCTTGGCGGACACCTTTCGCCAGATTATCGCGCACAGTCGCGCTACACCGGGGGGCGTATGAATGATGTACCGGACTTCAAACAATGGGACACCCCCGCGCTGGTGAGGTTCTGCGAACAGGCGTACGTGCATATGCAAACAACGCAGGCAGACATGGAGGTGCTTCGCGCCAGCATAAAGGATGCCGTTAGGGCGTACCGAGAGTTAGTAATTAAACACGCAAAGGAAAAGCAAAATGACAACAACCAGTATTGACGCGACGCTAGACGAACGCGGTGCCCGCTACGGCACCTTCCAAGGCCATGCCGAAGTTACACAGCACCTCAAAGCGTACTACCGTGAACAGCTTGCCAAGCGCGGTAAGGAACTACACGCCGACCAATACGAAGCGCTGGATATGGTGATGCACAAGATAGGACGCATCATCAACGGCGATCCGGACTACGCAGACTCGTGGGTAGATGTTGCGGGATACGCGAAGCTGGTGGCAGATCGTTTGGAAGGGCGGGTGCGATGACACCAGAAGCGAAAACAAAAGCCGCTATCAAGAAAGTGCTTGAAACGGCAGGCATCTACTTCGTCATGCCTATGGGTACCGGGTACGGCAAGTCCGGCGTAGCTGACTTCGTCGCCTGTCACAACGGCAAGTTCTTAGCGATAGAAGCCAAAGCAGGTAAAGGGCGCACCACTGCGCTACAAGACCGGGAGCTACAGCGTGTACGAGACGCGGGCGGCGTGGCCCTTGTGGTCAGTGACAAGCCCGAAGACTTTGTGTTGCTCGGCGACACGATTGAAACTATGAAAGACAAAAGCAAATGAATGAACATACACAAGAAAAATACGCAGCACTCGCCGAGAAAGACAGACAGTCTATTACCGACATGATAGACGTGGCGGTAGCCGCGCTAAGTACCGAGAACGGCGCACTGGTGCTTCTAGTGGATGTCGAAGGACAGGGCGTAGCACAGATGCTCGCCGCAGGTAATCAGCTACTCGTGGAGCCGCTGCTGCGCAGTGCGGACGCGGTGTGCGATAGGGTGTTCAGTAACCATGCAGGAGTACTACAATGACCCAGCCATTCAAAACACTCCTTTGCGCCGATTTTGAGACGCGCTGGAGTAGCAAGCCTACCGAATGGAGCGAAGACCCGTTCACGCTTTCTAAGATGACCACCGAGGAGTACATCCGCTCCCCGTTGTTCCACGCCTTCGGGCTGTGCCTGCACGAGGTAGGCGCAGAGACGCCTATCCAGTGGTACTCCCACGAAGAACTGCCCCGCATACTGAAAATGTATGACTGGTCTACAACCGCTATCCTGTGCCACAACAGCCAGTTCGACGCAGCAATCCTGTCCTATGTATACGGCGTCAAGCCGTGCTTCATATTCGACACGCTGTCTATGGGCCGCGCGCTACGCGGTGTGGAAGTGGGCAACTCGCTCATGAAGCTGGCAGAAGACTACGGCCTGCCCCCCAAGGGGCGGGCTGTGCACAGCACCGACGGCCTGTTCACGCTACCTGCGCATATTGAGCAGGAGTTGGCCGAGTACTGTAAGCACGACGTGTTCTTGTGCGAGGAGATATTCGCGAAGCTGCTGTACCGCATCGACCCGCTGACCGGCGAATCTGCCGGGGAGTTTCCAAAAAAGGAGCTACGCCTTATCGACATGACGGTGCGTATGTACACCGACCCGGTGTTGGTGCTTGATAAGCCGATGCTGGAGCATGCGCTGGTGGAAGAGAAGACGAAGCTGGCCGCCGCGCTGGAGCGCACAGGTGTAGCGGAGACATCACTGGCCAGTAACGACCAGTTCGCCGAAGTACTACGCACTATGGGCGTCGCACCTCCCACCAAAGTCAGCAAGGTGACAGGCAAGGAAGCATATGCGTTTGCCAAGAACGACGCGCTGTTCCAGTCTCTGCTTAACGGGGACAACGAAGACGTAGCCCTGCTGTGCGAAGCCCGGCTCAAGGTAAAGTCCACGCTGGAGCGCACCCGCGCGCAGCGCTTCATTGACATCTCGGAGCGCGGCACACTGCCTATCCCGCTTGCATACTACGGCGCGGCGACGGGGCGTTGGGCGGCGGCAAAAGGCGCGAACCTGAACCTTCAAAATCTCAAGCGGGGTTCGTTCCTACGCAAAGCGATCATGGCCCCGGACGGGTATCTGCTTGCAGTAGCGGACTTGTCACAGATCGAACCCCGGGTGTTGGCGTGGTTGTCGGGGTACGAGGACATGCTCGACATCTTCCGTGCAGGGGGCGACCCCTACGCTACGTTTGGCGCACAGATGTTCGGGATACCGGGGCTTACCAAGGACACACACCCCCTGCTTAGGCAGTCGGCCAAGTCTGCTTTGCTAGGCGCAGGCTACCAGCTCGGGTGGGCCAGCTTCGCGGGGCAGTTGCTTGTGGGCTTCCTAGGTGCGCCCCCGCAGCGATACACCAAAGCCGACGCAAGGCAGTTAGGTGTGACTGCGCAGGATGTGCAGAAGTTCTTGTCATGGGAGGACAACATGAAGGCTATGCAGGAGATACCCCACACCTGTACCGAAGAGGAGCTGCTACTGCACTGCCTAGCTGCCAAGGCAATCATCGACAAGTACCGTAGCGCCGCAAGCCCCGTGACAGACTTCTGGTCTCTGCTAGGCAACCTGCTGGAGCGCAGCTTGGTAGGCGGTGAGGAGTACAACCACAAAGACGTGCTGCTGTTCCGTAAAGGTGAGATCATCATGACAAACGGCATGGCGCTACGCTATCCTGACCTGCGGGCGCACATAGACCCCGAAGACAAGAAGAAGCGTGTTGTGTACACCTACGCTGATGGTAAGAAGCGGGTGAAGCTGTACCCCGGTAAAATCTGCAACAATTGTATAGCCGAAGGAACTGATGTACTTACTTCTGCGGGGTGGGTACCTATAGAACAGGTGTCGAAAGAAATGGCCATCTTTGATGGCGTAGATTTTGTAGCACATGCAGGGCTATCATTTAACGGAGTTCAAACATGTGTTACAGTAGACGGTGTTTATATGACACCAGATCACGAGGTACTTACTTATGCAGGTTGGAAAAACGCATCACAACTTCAAGGACATAACCGGGAAAAGGTACGGTATTTTGACAGCAGTGAAGCCCTTGCGCTCTGTGAAAGGCAGTTGGCAGTGGCGGATGTTGTGCGATTGTGGAAAATCCTGCGCGAAGCAAACGTCCGACTTACAGAAGGAAGCGAAGAAAGGGCGTATGCAGAACTGCGGATGCCTAACGCGACAGCTTATCGGGCAGGCCAATACGACGCACGGAATGTCGGGGCACCCCCTATACATAGTTTGGCGCAACATGCGGAACCGCTGCTACAAAGAATGGGAGCCTGCATACAAGAACTATGGAGCGCGGGGCATAACTGTGTGCGTACGGTGGCGCGACAGCTTCGAGAACTTTTCGGCAGACATGCAGTCTACCTACGCGCCGGGGTTGACACTGGAACGTCGAAACAACGAGCGGGGGTATTCCCCGAGCAACTGTTACTGGGCCACATATACGGAGCAGGCACAAAACACACGCAACACAATACGCGCCGTGAACGTCCCGAAGCTAGCAGAACAGACGGGCATAAGTCGTTCGACGATTTACTACAGACTACAGCACGGGTGGCCAGTATCCAAGCTGAAAATGAAACCGGATTTGGGGAACGGAAAGAAAAAGCTGTATACGACATCGTAGACTGCGGCCCCCGTAAGCGTTTCATTGTTCGCGGTGTGTCCGGTACATTTGCAGTCCATAACTGCACACAGGGCACCGCACGTATCATCATGTCGGACGGCATGTTACGTATCGACAAGGAGTACCGGGTACTGGGGACTGTGCATGACGAGTGTATCGGGCTAGTGCCCGAGGCAGAGGCGCAACCAGCGTACAAGTGGATGCTACAGCAGATGGTACAGGTGCCCAAGTGGATGCCTGGCATACCGCTCAATGCGGACGGTGGGGTACACAAGCGATACGGTCTTGCGAAAAATTAACCAAGGAGAAAGAAAATGACATTTAAAAATTGGCTTAGGACACAAACACGCCGTCTTTATTGTGCGCTAGCACACGACGGCTGGGTACGCGCAGAAGACACTGCGGAGAAGAGATGGGTTACGGTTCGCGGACGGCGCGGTTATTTTGTCGGTATGTGCCCGAACAACTTTTCGTGTGTAGTATGTTTTCAAGAGCGAGTACCGTCGCAGTTTGGACGCAGTGACGTTTTGCAAAACACGTATGTGGAAGTTCCGCCGTACGTCATAACTAGCGTAGCTACTAACGCTAAAGATTTTTGGAAATAACCAAGGAGAAAGAAGATGAAACTAGATTTTGGAATACCTCCCAAAGAGCACCGTGGCTGGCCGGGCTATGCGGACGTGGACGTAGACAAAGATGGCCTACTGGTGGTGCCCTGCGGAGCGTCTGGCGGGATGAACGAAGGACACCCCTACAGGTACGCATTGAGCGTATCGCCGTCACAGCTACTGCGCCTTGCGTGGCGTATACAGTTCCTTAAGCTGCGGTTTACTTACGCATGTGTAAAGCACCGCGTGCACTACCGTATCTGTAAGGCCCTAGGCTGTAGAAAATAGAAACAAGGAGAAAGAAATGGAAATACCTAAGACATTCAAGATAGGCGAACGTGCGTGGAGAGTGCGCACAGACGGCGCGGCACTGCCTAGCGGCGTATACGGGATGTGCTACCCACGCTATGAGGTTATCCGCGTAGCGAAGCGCGCCCCACAGGACATGACAGAGAGCTTCTGGCACGAAGTCACACACGCTGTCCTGTTCGACATGAACCACCCGCGCTGGGACGATGAGGAGTTCGTCACGGCATTCAGCAAACGGCTTACCCAAGTCATTCACACAGCGGAGTTTTTATGATTACATGGTTAAAACACGGGGACTGCCAACACGTAAACCACATTCGAGGCCCCGGCTGGGCGGAGTATGACGCCATAGCGGCGGCAGGCAAGATAGGGGTGCCCCACATAGGGTACGTGCCCTGCACAGGGCAGTACATATTCAGCGGGGCCTTGCTTGAGAAAACGCCGACAGGCGTACGTGTTGTCAAAGGAGCAGTGAATGCATAAATATGAGTACGGGCACCCCACCGCACCAAACCTGTACCGCCTCGCCGGTGGCTACATGCCGGGCCTCGCGCAGCTGTTCGTGGGAGAGAAGTGCACGCTAGACGGCGCAGCACATACATGGGAGCACGTATCACCCGGCACGGAACGCTGCCCCGTGTGCGGAATACACCGTACAGACACAGGATATAAAAATGCCTAAGCACTCATACAGCGCGATCAAAACCTACGAGACGTGCGCACGCAAGTACCACGAGACCAAGATACTGAAGCTATGGCCTCGGGAAGACACCGAAGCTACGCTGTACGGAACCCAACTGCATGAGCAAGCGGAGTTCTATATACGCGACGGCAAGCCCCTAGACAAGGGGTTCGAGTTTCTCAAGCCGGTACTAGACAACCTAGCGGCCATGCCCGGGCGCAAGTTTTGCGAGTTGGAGATGGGCGTCAAAGAGACGCTGGAGCCCTGCGACTTCAATGACCCGGACTACTGGTGCCACGGTATCGCGGACTTGGTGATCGTGGACGACGACAACTTCACTGCGCGGGTGTTCGACTACAAGTCTGGCAATGACAAGTACCCGGACACCGACCAGCTCATGCTCATGTCGCTCATGATATTCAAGCACTTCCCCCACGTGCGCACCATTACAGGCGGGCTGTTGTTCGTACTCAAAGGCACTGTACAGAAATACAAAGTGGAGCGGGAGCAGGAAGCCGCGTTGTGGTGGCGCTGGCGTGAAAGGATTGCTAAACTAGACGCCTCGATCTACCACAACGTGTGGAACCCCAAGCAGTCAGGACTTTGCAGAAAATACTGTGAGGTCTTAACGTGCCCCTTTAACGGAAGGAGATAGTCATGCCAACAAAAGCTGAAAACCGCAACTACAAAGCGGAAGCCAAGAAAGAAACCCCCGCCAGAAAGCAAGCACGCCGCGACCGCATGAACGCGCGGTACGGCTACGAGAAGGAAAATGGGGACTTGCCTACGGATATGCAGGTAGACCACATCAAAGCGCTAAGCGCAGGGGGGACGAACGGTAAGAAAAATCTACGCGCCATCCCCAAGGCCCGCAACGAATCGTTCAACCGCAAAGGCCCCGGCGGTAAGCAAGTAGGCAAAGCGTAAAAGTAAAGTTGGGCATCCGCGCAAACGGGTGTATAGTAGCGTTTCTGTTCGACGAACGGCCCTTAAACAAGGCCCTCGTCGTGTACTGCTTTTGGAGAAAGACATTGAACATACTAGAAAACAAGGCGCTGCAAATACGCACGCGCAACCCCGAGAAGTTCTCGGTAATCCCTAAGCGCCATGTGCAGCCCATCCCCGGTGGCCACGAGGTGACGGTATTTTGGGGACTTGACGAAGCGCGAGTGCTTAAGAACCTAGGCGTCAAGGACGTGCCCTCCCCCATCGAACGCGACTACAACTGGCCCGGACGCTACCGTCCTATGGCCCACCAGCGGGCCACCTCGGGGTTTCTAACGCTGCACCGCAGAGGGTTTGTCTTTAACGACCCCGGCACAGGCAAGAGCTTAGCGGCGCTATGGGCAGCAGACTACTTAATGAAACGCAAAGAGGTGCGGCGATGCCTCATCATATGCCCACTGTCCATCATGCAAAGCGCGTGGATGGGAGACCTGAACAAGAGCATTATTCACCGCAGCGCCGCTATTGCCCACCACGCCAAAGCATCCCGCAGGGTGGAAATCATTCAAGGCGACTACGAGTTTGTGATTATCAACTACGACGGGCTGAACCTAGTCGCCAATGAAGTTGTGGCCGACGGACGGTTTGACTTGGTTATCGTGGATGAAGCGAACGGGTACAGCAACGTACAGACACAGCGGTGGAAGTCGTTGGCCAAGATACTCAAGCCCGACACGTTCCTGTGGATGATGACCGGCACCCCCGCAGCGCAGTCACCGGTGAACGCCTTTGGACTGGCCAAGCTGGTGAACCCCGGTGGAGTGCCCAACTACATGACCGCATGGCGCGATAAGGTTATGCACAAAGTAACCCAGTTCAAGTGGTCTCCTAAGCACGACGCCAAAGAGAAAGTACACGCCGCACTACAGCCCGCCATCCGGTTCACCAAGGAGCAGTGCTTAGACCTCCCGCCAGTAATCAAGATGACCCGCGAAGTAGCGATGACCGCGCAGCAGGCCAAGTACTACGAGCGCATCAAGAACGACATGCTGGTAGTGGCGGCAGGGCAGACCATCAGCGCAGTAAACAAAGCGGCGGTGGTAAACAAGCTACTGCAGATAAGCGCGGGGAGTGTGTACAGCGAGGACGGAGAGGTGGTCGAGTTCGATGCCACACCGCGATACAACCTGCTGTTAGAGATTCTGGAGGAGACAGACAGAAAAGTAATTATCTTTGCCATGTACCGCTCCAGCATCGACGCTATCGAATCATTCCTTACCAAAAAGGGCTACAAAGTGGGCGTCATAGACGGGCGGGTCACTGCCACTAATCGCGGCACGCTTATCAACCAGTTCCAGAACACGCCTGACCCACAGGTGCTGGTGATGCAGCCACAAGCCACCGCCCACGGCATCACGCTAACCGCCGCAGACACCGTAGTTTTCTTTGGCCCGTTAATGAGCGTAGAACTGTACACGCAAGCCATTGCCCGCGCAGATCGCAAAGGACAGACCTCAGACAAAGTTACGGTAATCCACATCCAAAGCAGCCCCATAGAAAAGAAGATGTTTGCTGCAATGGACGCCCGTGTAACAGACCACACGCTATTGACAGAAATGTTCGACGAGGAACTAGGAGTAAACAAATGAACTAAAAAATATTTTTGTTAAGAAGTTGACAAACCCTAAAAGTACGCTATACTTTACAAAACAAACGGAGAAAGCAATGACTACTGAAACTGACGATACCCAACAGACACCGGAGTCCGTAACAATGGACAAGCTGGCGAAAGTCTACATCAAGATGCGGGACAAGCTGGCGCAGCTAACCCGTGAGTACGAGGAGGCCGAAGCCGCGATCAAGGCCCAACAGGCCGAAGTTGCCGCCGCAATGAAGGACATAATCCAGACCGCAGGAGCCAAGTCAATCGTCACCGCCCACGGAACCGTCGCACTTAAGACCAGCACACGCTACTACGCACAGGACTGGGAATCAATGTACCGGTTCATTGTGGAGCGCGATGCGGCGTTTCTACTGGAGAAGCGTATCGCCCAAAAGAACATGTCTGACTACCTTGAACAGAACCCCGGCGACGTACCTCCCGGCCTGAACACCATGTCAGAACTGTCCATCTCTGTAACCAAACCACGCAAGTAATTTTTAACCAAGAGGAACCATCATGAGTAACGTAGCTATTTTCAACCCCGGCCAACTCCCTGCCTTTGCTAAAAAGGGCGAACTCTCCGAAACAGCCAAAGCCCTAGCGGGCGGCAGCGGCGCGTCTGGCAAGCGCGTCTCTATCAAGGGCGGCGTGTTTCGGCTTATCACTGACGGCAAAGAAGTGGCTGCCCTCGACGAGCGCTATATGGACGTGGTCATCGTCAACGCCGCGCCCAAGATCAGCCGTACGTTCTACGCCGCTAGTTACGACGAGAACAAGCCTGCCCCTCCCGACTGCTGGAGCGCAGACGGTACCAAACCCGACGCTAGTATCAAAGCCCCGCAAGCCACAAGCTGCGTGAATTGCCCACAGAACGTGAAGGGCTCCGGTCAAGGCGACTCTCGCGCGTGCCGCTACGGCCAGAAGATCGCCGTGGTACTTGCCAACGACATCGAAGGCGATGTCATGCAGTTGCAGCTGTCTGCGACAAGTATTTTCGGAGACCCCGACGGCGAGAACCGCCCATTGCAAGCGCACTCACGCTGGCTGGTTGCGCAAGGTATCGACCCCACGATGCTGGTTACACGCCTGAAGTTCGACACCAAGGCCCCCGTACCCAAGCTGTTCTTTAAGGCTATGCGCTGGTTGACCGACGACGAGTACGCCGTAACCAAAGTCAAAGGCGAGTCCGAAGAAGCCCTCAAGGCCATCACCATGACGGTGTTTCAGCAGGACGGCGGCACAACCGTAGAAGCGCCAGCGGCGTTCGCAGGCACACCGCCCAAGGCAGCCGCGCTGCCCGTACCGGCTCCGCAGGTAGCCGGCGAGGAAGAAGAGGCCCCGGCACCAGCGCCCGCAGTAAAGGCCAAAGCCCCAAAGGCAAAAGCCGCTCCTGTAGCGCTGCCCCCCGAGCCGGAGGACGACGAGCCCGTAGTCAAGCCCGCTAAGGTTGCCGCTGCAAAGACTGCCGCGCCTGCGGCCACCGGTCTCGCCGCCACACTGGCTGCGTGGGACGACGAGTAAGTAAAGGTTTAGGGTGTGTGGGGAAGCTCAGAAGACTGGCCTGTCCCTATGTAGACTGTTCAATAAAAGGTAAGCGCGCGTAAAGCCTGTGAGCACAGTTAGATACTCCCCACACATTTCTTTATCCCCTACTGTATAAACACGACACACCAAACCGGTTTAGGGGGCGTGGGTCTGGGGGTTCCCGGGCCGTGCAACACGCCTCCTTCTTAAATATGACATACCACACAAAAACCCGGATAGCCCTAAAGCGCGCCCCCAGTTCACTGGGGGTTCGTCTTGGCAGGCTCGCTGTTCGCAAGAACAAATCCGTACAAGAAATCGCGACTGCGACAGGCGCATCCAGAGTGACCGTGTATAGCTGGTTCGCTGGCGGCACCGTGTCTAATGCGTACCGCACCATCGTCACAAACCTAATAGCAGACATGCAGACCGAATAGGGGCACGCAATGGATTCACACGACTTCCTCTCGGCAATACTGCCGAGACAGGGAAAGTACTGCACCTTCGCAATGAAGGGGCCGTTGAGAAAGAACATCTTTACTAACGATCTGGAGAGTCTGTACGAAACCAACACCACCTTGAGCGAGTCCGGCAACAACGCCTTCTACGCCCTAAGCACTTTCGACGAGCAGGGTACCCGGGAAGCCGCACACGCACAGTACGTCCGCGCAATATTCGCAGACCTAGACTGCGGTACCGACCTGAAAACGGGCAAACAAAAGGCCTTCGCTAGTAAGAAAGCAGCCGTATCCGCGCTGGTTGAATTCATGGACACCACGGGCCTGTCCGCGCTGGGCATGCCGTGGCTAGTGGATTCTGGCGGAGGCGTGCACGCATACTGGCCACTGACCCAAGACGCCACCATCGAAGCGTGGAAGCCGGTGGCCGAAGCATTCAAGCGCGCGGCGCAGCAGCACGGGCTGCCTATAGACATGACAGTAACCGCCGACGCTGCCCGCGTTCTGCGTATGCCCGGCACGCTGAACTGGAAATACACGCCTCCAAAGCCCGTAGTGCTTAAGCAGCGCGGGACGTACTTCTCCCTCACCGGGATCGCTACTGCACTAGCCCCCTACGCAGTCGCGCCTAAAAAGCCAGACACCTCGCTCGCCCTCGCAGGCACACGCCCACAAGCCGCAGGTGTATCTTCCGTAGCACAAGCACTACTTGGCAACAGCGTTACGTACTTCAAAAACATCATGGTGCGCACTGCTGCGGGCACCGGCTGCGGACAGATCGCAGACTATATTGCACGCGCGGCAGAAGACGGCATGGAGCCTTTGTGGCGTGGGCTGTTGTCCATAACCAAGCCTTGCGCTGACGGCGACAAAGCCGCCCGCAAACTATCCGCGCTACACCCGTACGACGAAGACCGTATGTACGCCAAGTTGGCCGAGATAAAAGGCCCGTACCCCTGCGCCAAACTGGACTCTGAGAACCCCGGCATATGCGGGCAGTGCCCACACTGGGGAAAGATAACCAACCCCCTCGCACTAGGCCGCGAAGTCATGACGCTGACTACCGCCACAGCAGAAGCCGAGCAAGACGCTCCACAAGACGTACTGCAGGAGCCCCAGCGCATGCTGCCCACGCCGCCATACGGCTTTGAGTACGGGCGCATCAGCGGTGTGTACTACCGCAAACCCGCAGAAAAAGACGAAGAGGACAAGCTGCTGCTACTGGTGCCGTTCGACTTCTACATGACGCGCATGATTCGCGATCTGGACAGTACACAGGCGGAGTTCCGCGTGACGAAAGGCGACAAACAATTCACGTTTGCGATCCCCACGGCGGAGGCCATCGAGGCGCGCTCCTGCCTTAAGGTGCTGGCTAAGAACAACGTCATGGCAGCCCACGCCGCCCTAGACGCGTACCTGTACCAGTACGTCCGCCAGAGTATCCAGAATGCGAGCGCCAACGGGGAGGAGATCGTGGTGCCCCAGCGTTTCGGCTGGCAGGCCGACGGTAGCTTCGCGGTGCACGACACTGTGTTCAGCCCTATCTCAGATGAAAAGGACTTCAAGTTCGCATCCGACAGGCTGCACAACGTCATAAACGCAACCCGCCCTAACGGGTCTTTGGACAACTGGCGCAGCGTGTTCGAGATGATGCGCCGCAAAGCGGCTACAGACCCTGTGGTTTGGGGGCACCTAGCGGCAGCGGGTATCGGGTTCGGCACCATACTCATGCAGTTCACCCCTCACGGCTCGCGTGCAGGAGTCTTCCACGCCTGTAGCCCCGGCTCTGGCGCGGGTAAAACCTTTGCGCAGTCTATGGCGGTATCCGTATGGGGCGAGAACGGGCGCTACATGGTAGCCCCCTCTACCTCTGAGCGGACGATGATGCAGCGTGCCGGTATGTTGGGCAGCTTGATGCTTGGCGTGGACGAGATCACTAGCAAGAACCGCTCGTTGGCTATGGAGTGGCTGCCTAGCTTCATCTTCGACTACGCCGCCGGTATGCACAAAATCAAAGGCAGCGCGTCGAGCAATTCGGAGGTTACGCAGGAGCTGCTATGGAGTGCTATCGCTTTCATCTCGTCCAACACGCCCGGCCTTGAGGCCATGATGGGCGCGCGCAAACATACGTCAGAAGGGGAAGCCCGCAGGCACTTGGAGTGGCAGACACCTGCCGGGTACGAGCTAAAGTGGACACCCGAAGAGAACGAGATTCGTTCGCGACTGGAGCACAACACCGGCGTAGCGGGGCCGCTATTCGCCAAGTGGTGCGTGCGCAATATCAACAAGGTGCAGTTCGTGATGCAGCAGGTACTGGAGCACTGGCGCAAAATATCTGGCGCGCGCGACGACGAGCGTTTCTGGACAGCGATGGTGGTCTCTGTAGTTGCCGGGTACGTGCTGGCCGGACGCAAGTACGCAAACATTGTGGACATCCCCGCAACGCCTATTTTCGAGTTCTTTTTGAAGCTCGTTGTGCGCCAGCGCAGGATTATCGCCAGCAACCAGAAGTCGGCAACAGACACGCTCAATGCGTACATAGCGGAGTACATGGGCAACTTCATAAAAACCGAAGGCAGCCAAGTCATGCAGCATCTTGTCGGCGGTGCGGCCATACAGCCAAGCAGTGCGAAGACGCAGGTGCGCGGGCGGGTGGAGTACAACGTCACCCCCGGCCATGTGGACTTCTACATCGAGATGCGCTTGCTCAAACTACACTGCGCAGACAGTGGGCTCAGCTACGAAGCGTTTGTGACCCAGTTGCAGGACAACGTGACGGTGGACACGGTACGCAAGAACCTGCTGGCCGGAACCAAGGGGCCAGAGATGCGCGTACCTTGCTTGAAAATAACACGCACCATTGCAGACGTGGAGGCCACGGAGGAGGCGTATGGGCTCTGAGAAGTTCCACTGGCTTAGGTACAAGGCGGGCGAGTCCTTCTTTGTACCTAGCCTAGACCCGTACCGCACCGCGTTGGCGGGGGTACGTGCGGCGACTAAACAGCGGGGGTTGCGGATGGGCGGCACCGCCCGGTACAAGGTGGGTATTTACAAAGGCTTGCTCGGGGTGCTCTTCACGGTGCCTCGGTAGGCTACTCCCCTTTGATCTGCCCGTAGACTTCCCTGTAAGACGTTGCCAGCTCCCTGCGGTATGCGTCCACCTTAGCAAGCAGCGCGTCTTTCTCGGCGGCGGTTCTGTCAGAAGCACGTATTGCCCGCGCTGCCTTAGCGAGCGACCCCATTTTCTGCATGAACGCCTCCCCCACGTCAGCGCCGGCGTACTCCTTCTCCCGCTCTTTTAGGAGCTGCATAGCCTTCGCCTTCTCGCCTTTGTCTAGTAGCCCGTCCACGGTCTTCTTGAACTGCACGAACTCGCCCATCTTGTCGTATGTGTCGTTGATGATGGCCCCGGCATTGTTCGGCTGGAACACGCCTCCAAACATAGGCATTGAAGACATACGCCGCGTCGCCTTCTCGGGGCCGTCGCCAGTAGGCATCAGGGAGTCTATGGCAGACAGCACAAACATACCGGTACTACTGGTGTACCCATTGAGAATGTGCTCCATCATTATGGGAGATGCGCCGGTGATCTGCCCCGCCGCCTTGGCCAGCTCCGTAGTCTTCTCGCGGAACTGAAAGGGTTTCTCCATACTTTGCTCTAAGCGCGAGAGTATGGGGCGTCCGGTGAACATAGAGGTGCCGGTGCCGACTTCGATCAACGGCTTTACGGCTTGCGGAAGGAAGTAGCTGCTGCCCCCGGGAACCGTATTCCACAGTATCGTCTTGAAAGCCTTTACAGCTTCGTCGCCGCCGTGCTTGTCCGTCATGCTGTTGTATAGCGCCTCGGGAACAGACTTGAATATATAGCCAAGCTCGAACGGCACAGGAATGCGTAACGGCTCGTCCACGCCCGGCACGCGCACAAACCAATTGCCGTACTTCTGTTCTGGTAGCGCATCTTTGTAGGCCTCGTCGTCCTCCATAGCGGCGGCATACACCAAGCTCGTTGCGGCTAAAAGTGTACCGCGCGCAAGCAGTTTGCCCCGAATATTCAGACGTTCGTTGTTTGGCATCTGCCCCCGGAAGGACTTGTACAGCACGTTCAGGGACTGCACCTGCGCGTTCAAGAACGGGATCAGGGCGTTCGCAATGTGCATACTGGGCGACGCTCCACGCTTGCTAAAGTTCATGGACTCCAGCGTTTGCAGGGTGGCCTCCATCTCGTCCATGCCCTGCTCTATGTAGCTGTTGTACTGTGCGCGGCGGGTCAGCGCGTCTGCTTCGCGCCCCATTGCCTCCATCTTGGCCAGTACGTTAAGCCATCCGGGCTTGCCTGCCGTTATCTCGCGAAGCACGACCGCCATGTCGTCCGAGGTGCCGGTAAACACCTGCCCGCCAGTGATCCCCCGGTTGTTCAAAATAGCCTTGTTCTTGCTGTTGATTTCTTTCAGTGCGCTGTATATAGGGATGATATTTGCTCCGCTGCCCAACGCCGCGCCCATAGAGTCACGCACTACCGCGCGTGCTTGGTACACCGGACTGATAGTCACGGCCTTGCGCAGTAGCTGCGCAGGCATCGCCAGCAAACGCACTACGCCCGAGAGCTGCGTAGGGATACCGGCCATACCCTTGACTAACAGATCGGCAGGGATGCCTTCGGGCGTATCTACGCGCGCAAACTTCTTTTCGCCGTTGACGTAGAACTTGATGATGGTGTTGCCGTCCACGGTGTGCCCGTCGCCGATAGTGGCCATGCCCATGTCTTGTAGTTCATACGCCGCGTTCCTAGTGGCCATGTTGTTCAACGCCGTGTCCAGAATCATGCTGGTGTTCTGTATGGCGCTGGTAGTCCAGTCCAAAATCGGGCGGTCGCCGCCGACTAACTCCTGCAGGTGCGGTTGCTCCTTCATGTTGCCGATACGGATAGGGGACTCACTGCCGATGAGCAGACTGACAACGCCGTTGTCTTCCCGATAGTAGGGCACGTAGTCGTCTTGCGCCACCAGCCGGGCGGCTTGCTCTTTAGTAACTACCCCGCTCTGCTCCAGCAACTTAATCAGGTTGCGGTTGTACTCGTTGTACTGCTTTCGCGCATCCTTAAACACGTCCTCCAGCCCCGGAGTGTTCTCTACCTCTTGCATGATAGCGGCCAGTTTAGCCGGTGTAATTATCGGCTGGCCGTTCTTGTCTACGCCGAAGTTGAGCGTCTCGATGCCCTTGTTCTTTGCGCGAATGGCGGCTAGGTATCCTGTAAAAAGCTGAGATACAAACTTCTTGTCTTTAATAGGCGCGGCGGACAACGTCTTGCCTATGTCACGTAGGTTAGCCCCCTCGACACCTTCAATGAGGTACTGTTTGCGCCCGTCCTTGCGCAGCTTTTCTACGCGCTGCGGCACGCCCACTGTGGCGGCTACAGAAAGCAGGGTGTTACGCTGGTCGTACATACGGAAGTAGTACATCATCTGCGAGCCCCGCAACGCCTCCATTACCTTAGAGACGCGCTCCAAACCCGCAAAACGATCTACTAGCGCGGTCTCCCAATAGAGCCCCGAAGCGGCCCCGCGCAGCTTGTCCCACCAAGACTTGTCCCTAGCCACGATAAGGTCTATCGTTTCTCTAGCCGAGCCCGGCTCGGCGGTAGCGCGCAGGCGCGCAGGGGCTGTCGCGTCTTTCACCGCAGTACTGGCGGTAGTGGGCGCAGGGGCCTGCATAAACTTTTCAGACAGTGCCAAGAACTTGTCCAGCATGGGGCCTTTAGGCGGGGTGTTAACGCCGATAAGCCGCAGGATGTTTTGCCAAAACCGCTGGAGCATGTTCTTGCCCCCGGTAGCGCCGCTCCACGGCGTCTTGGCCATCAGCGCCTGCACGGGGCGGCTAGCGTGCCCCTCTGCAACGAACTCGGCGAGGTCGCCGTCGCGAATAACCGTGTTGTCAAACTCCGGTAACTGCATCAGCGCCGCATGCATATCCTCCAGCTCCCGCTTCGCAGCTAGCTGATCCGGCGTCAACTGGTTCTCTGGCTTGGTGAGGTTCGCTACCGTGACAGAGTGCACGCTCTCGTGCATCAGCGTCTCTTCGGACAGCCCGGTACGGCGGTTCATAAAGATAGTTTTACCCGTCTTCGAGACGCCCCCCGGAGCATCGGGCACATCCCCCGGCATATCCGTAACCAACTGCGACTTCACGTCGCCCATCATGGGCGCTATCTTTGCCGCTACACGGCGGGCTATCGGGTTTGTACTGGCGGCAGCCACCTGTGCCACTGCTGTGCGTGCGTCTCCGTTGTTGAGCGCGGATAGGGTTTTGATAGTCAGCGCAGTGTCGTTAGGCCCGAGCGTACCCCGCAGCCTGTCTACCTCTTTGGCCTTCACCTTCTCTCCGCCGCTAACGGCGCGCGCAACGCGGGAGGTCTTTTCCAGCGCCGCTTCGGACACATCGCGGGCTTTCTCCAGACGGGCCACAAAGCCGGTGTACTTCTCGATAGCCTCGGCGTCGTTGTTTTCTTGCGCCTCTTCCAGCCTAACCTGCGCCTTCTCAAGCAGTGTCTCTATTTTTGAAAGTTCTGCCATTGCTTGCTCGTTAGCGCGCATCTTCGGGGCACGCCCGCTTTGCGTGACTTTGCCACCAAGCACCGGTTTAATCAGCGGGCCTGCTTTGCGCAGCGGCAAGGAGCCTTGAGAGTTGCCTGTCGCCGCGTTGATACCGCGCTCAAGTGTCAGGCGGTTAGCGGCGTCTTGGGCTTCCTCCGCGCGTTGCTTGGGCGTGAGTATTTCGGCTTTCTTCGCCCGCTGCTGCGTTATGTTTTGCAGGCGCACTAGCGAACGGCGCTTTGTTTGTAGGGCGGTCAAGTCTTTGCGGCGCTGGTCGATCGTCTTCTTTTGTTTGCCGGGCTCTAGTATGGCTACTTTCTTTTCGTCTATCTTTACATCCACCTCTGCTATGAGGGTCGCCAGTGCTTCTTTGGCCGCCGTCGCCAGCTCGGGCTCGTTGGCTAGCGCAGCGGTGGCAATGTCTATTTCTTTGCGCAGCCCCGCCGCTTCGTACTTGTCCTTGTTACGCATTGCCGTAGAGGCAGTCGCGTCTTTGGCCCGCTCCTCCAGCTCCTGTGCACGTTCTTGCAACTTCTCTATGTGCGCCATCGTGTCACGGGCCTGTTCAAAGCGGACGGTCGTGCCGGGGATAGCCTGCAAGCGTTCCAAGCGCGCTTGCTCTTCGATACGTGTCTGCGCATCGCGCGCCTCTCGCTGCGACTGGGCCTCTTGCGGCTTCGCCTCGACTCTGCTAGCGCTCGCGCGCTCCACCGCGTCCAGCATCTCGCGTATCTCGGCGTCTAGCGCCGCTTGCTCGTCCGCTTTCGTTTGTAGCTCCGTAGCTATGCGCTCCGTATTACGGGCGGCAGTATTCCGCGCTTTTGTCACAACGCCTCTGGCGTGCGCTTCACCGCGTTTGTTTTCACGCTGCTCCGTTAAATACGCTTCGCTACTGCGAAGCGCGGTGTTGGCGGCATTTAACTGGTCGCGGGCATTGTTAAGACCCTCGTTGGCACGCTCCACCGACTGTTCGGCGTCGCGCAGTCGCAGCATCAGCTCTAGGTCACGGTTCAGGAACGCAAGGATACTGCGCTCTTGTATTTGGTTGTCTGTCTTTAGGTACTGCTCAAGCCCGGCGCGGTGCGCATTTATGGCGGCAACTACGTCGGCGTATACACGTGCGGTGTCTTCCGAGGTCACTTTGCCCCCGGTACTGGCGCGGCGTAGCAGTGCTGCGTGGGCTTCCTGCGCTTGTGCGGCGGCGGCTGCCAACTGCTGCAGATCGCTGTCGCTGCTAAATTTAGCGGTGTTCTTGGCGATGCTGTCGAGCACGTTAGCCAGTGTGTCCGCCGCTTTGGAAAGCTCCAGTTGCGCAGCAATGTACGCGGTTTGCAACGGCTGCAACTGTAGGTCTAGCTCTCGCTCTTGTGCCCGCAGGCGTTCTACGGCAGCGGCGTGTGCGGCTTGCGCGGCTTCTATCCGTTCGCCACTGGTGCGTTTTGTCGTGTCTAGTTTGTTTTGTAGGGCGACAATATCCCCCCGTAACTGCGCGGCGCGGGCCTGTAGTGGGGCCACCAGTTTGTACGCCCGCGCCGATGTTTGCAGCGCCAGCCCCACGGCTTTGCGCGACTCGTTAAGCGCATCGCTGGCCAAGAACTTTGTGAAGGCTTCGGGCGTGTCAAAGATAGCGCCGTGCGTTTCCGTGTCAGGAAACATGTCTTTTTGTATCACTTCGCGGGGGCCGAATGCCGACCATCCTAGCTCAGTGTCCGACCGCTTGCCCTGTTCGATGCGCGACAGGTGCTCCTGCACCCGCGCCTCAGCCTCGGTTGTGTCTTGTCCTATGCGTAGCTGGTGCAAGTATTTAGCCACGTCGTCTGCTGCGCGGGACGGGACAGTGCCTCTACGGCTGGGGGGCAGGGGCGTTTCGATACCTTCCTCGGCGCGCGCCAAAGCAGAGAGGTTCCGCTCTATGTCCTGCACAACAGGATTGTCTGCAGGTGCGCGGGCTATCGCTTCGCGCAAGTCCTCTTCCGTGGTGCGCGACGATGTTATGGTGCGCTCTATGTCGGGGATGTTCTGTGAAGCCGGTAGCTGTCCCGACCCGGGTTTCCTAGACCCTGCCAACGCCGCATACGCCCGCTGCCCGCGCCACTCCGCCAGTAACTGCTTTAGCTTTTCTGGATTTGTACGCCGCTCTTTAAGGGCTTGTTGTATCTCTGCGCGGACTACGTCCTCCGTACGCGAAGGTATCCCGGGGGACACGGCGCGGGTGTCTGTACCGCGCGGGACTTCCTGCCGTGCAATGGCGCTGTCAAAATCGCGTATCTCGTCTATCTTGGCGCGTATCTGCTCGCGAAGGTCTTGCTGTACAACCCCGGTGCCGCGCTGCGCGCGCGCAGTGTCAAGGCGTTTCGTCAGTTCTTTAACTTGGGCCACCAGTTCTTCGCGCGTAGCTTCCCGGCGCTGGGTAGTGGCGGCGGAGGTGTACTGCACCGGGGCCGCCTGTAGCGGCAATACGCGCTGCTCGGTCACATTAAGCGGGAGCGCCGCTCGCTCCATTGCGTCTATCTCCGACTGTGCCTGCCGCTCTTGGCGGGCCTCACCTGCATACCGGGGGCGCTCGTTTGGGCGGTTGCGCAGCCACGCCTCTTCCGCAACAACGTTCTCTCTACGCTTACGCGCGGCGTCCTTCCCCTGCGCCATGTCGGCGGCCAACGCTTCGGTGCGCTGGGCGCTTGCCCCCTCTTCTTTGCGCAGGTTCTGCTCGCCCAAGATGCCTGTGTCAAGCTGTTTTTCCAGCTTCTCCAGTTGTTTGGCGTTGCGCGTGATGGCAGCGTGGTCACCCTCCTCGGCGTTGACACGTAGGGCTTCTTTGATCTCGTCGATCTTGGCCACCACTGCCGCTTGGTCAGGGCTAGGTGCTTGGTGCTCCGTAAAGCCCAAATCCTTGAGCTGCTTTTCAGCGGCGGCTAACTGCTGCGTAGCAGTTGCGATCTGTGCGTCTGCTGCTCTAATCCCGGCAACGTCCGCGTTTGCGGCAGCGGCAATGCGCTTTTGGTTGAAATTGGCAACATGGTTCTGGAGCGTGCGCACCTCGGCTTGCGCGTCCAGTAGGGGCTTCACCTGTGCGTACGCCTCCGCTTTTGGGGCTAGCACATCCCGCTCGAACGCCGCTACCTGCCCCCGTACCGTGGGGTCTTGCGCAGCGGCGGCTTTCAACTGAGCGAACTGCGCTTCGGCAGCCTTGTAGTCCTGTGCTATTTGGGTAGCATACGCGGGGTCTTGTGCTTGGCGGGCTTTGAGCTGCGCCATAGCAGCTTGTTGGGCTTGTACGTCCGCCGGTGTCGCGGCAGTCACTGCCGGGGCCTGTAGCGGTTCGCCAAACAAGTCACGCGGCTGTGCAGCGTCTTGCTCTTGCTGGGCCTTAAGTTGTGCGGCGGCCTCTTGCTCTTGCTGAGCCTTGAGCTGTGCAGCGGCCTCTTGTTGTGCTTGCGCGTCCAGTAGGGGCTTCACCTGTAGGTACGCCTCGGCCTTGGGCTTGAGCACGTCCGTCTCGAACGCCGCTAGCTTCTCCCGCGCCTGTTTAGCCAATAGCCTGTCCGCCATGCTGGCGTCTTTACCTACCTTAGCGGCGGCTTTCAACTGGGCGAACTGCGCTTCGGCAGCCTTGTAGTCCTGTGCTACCTGCGCGGCATACGCGGGGTCTTGCATCTTGGCTTGCTGTGCAGCGGCCTCTTGCTCTTGCTGAGCCTTGAGCTGCTGGGCTTGTTCCTGCTTGGCGCGAACTTCGTGTCCGAGGACTTCGCTGCGCGCGGCCCCCTTATCCGCGAAACGCCCAGCAACTCCTAAAGGCCCGGACAACGCCGCTTGGTATGCCGTATCTTTGTATTCCTTAAGCGCCTCTGCATCGGTCAGTGACAGCCCGGCTTGCGCACGCTCCAGCATCTGTTGCACGACTTCGGTGGGCGTCTCCGCGAGGATACCGACACCTGTGCCCTTGGCCACGCTCATTGCCAAGCCTTCTTTGGCGAGCCGCTCCGCAGCTGCTGGGTTCTTTATTGCGGCGATACCCAGCTTGGGGCCGAGAACGCGCTTAGCTGTGCCCAAGAAAGGCAATAGATTGCCTACAGTGTCTAACGCACCAGAAGCGGCGGCAGCTCCAGTTGCTGCGACCATATTAACAGGGGCGTCTGGATTCTCCTGTACTTGGCGCTGAACGTTGGCTCCCTGCGATGCTAAAAAACCGGGAAGGAATGCGCCCCCCAAACCGCCGACGATAGCGCCTATCGCAGTGCCCGGCCCCGGCGCTATTAAAGACCCGCCAGCCCCTCCTATTTTGGCACCCGCGTACCCGGAAGCCCACGTAGCTCCTAGGTTAGGTATTTGCTGGGCAATAGCGTGAGGGGCCTGCCTGATAATTTCTTTTGCACCGCCGAATAGACCGTCTTTGTCGTAGGCTGCGCCGACTTTATCCATACCGACCTCGTCGGCGTACCGGCGCTGGATGCCTTCACTGCGCTTGATCCCTTCTTGGCCCGCCTGCCGCGCATCGCCGGTAAAGGACTTGTACCCAGTACGGACACTGGACTCTAGCTGCTCAAGCCCTTGCTTGGCGCTAGCAAGGATCCCGGACTCGGGTTTATTAGCTGGAGAGGCTTTTTGCCCCATTAGCTCGGGGCGCTTAGCTGCTATCTGCCTTGCCGCTTCCTTCGGGTCTATATTGTCGGGGATGCCGTCAACAGTGGAGCCGTCAGGAAGCTGGATGGAATAAGGCATTTTTGCTACTTTATAAGGTCATTGAAATCGTACTTAGCGCCAGAAGGCGATGCTGCTGCCATTGTACTGTCTGTGTAGTACTTTCTCAATAGCGGGTTGCGGATAGCCGCCGCATACACTGCGGCGTCGAGCTGTTGCTGCTGCTCTGCTAGAGGCTTCATGCCGAACATGGGGTCGCTTTTCTGTAGCTGTGCGGATGCCGCGTTCTGTATCTTGGTCATTTCTCTCATGGCAGTTTCGTCCATCTTGAGCCCGCCTGCGCCGCCCCGTCCCCCGGCACCCCCTGCGGCCGCCATATTGCGATAGTGCTGTCCCTGCTGATTAGCCTCCTGCTGTCTTATAGCAAGCTGTTTCAAATTGAAGTCGTAGTCCTGTGCCGCCTTCGCGGCCTGCATTGCAAGCTGCGCTGCGGTAGCTTTCTCCGCGCGGTGTTGTGCGTACAGGGCCGTTGTCTCCTTGAGGTTCCCCAAGCGCTCCATCCGCTTGGCCTGTTTGAGGGTGTCGTCGGCCTGTTGGTTCGCCTTGAGCGCGGCTTGGTCGAGTTTCTTGGCTTGTTGTATGCTCCCCAGCCCGGCACCCAGTCCTTTCGTTGCCGCTGTCAGTATGCTTTCGCCTTGTCCGCCCGCCGCTGCCATTGCAAGTCCGCCGTGCATAAGCGCGTCCCAAAAATGGCCTTTCTCGCGGGCTTTGATTTCAGCGCGCTCGGCTCTGTTCTGGTCTTGATACTGCTTGTAGGCGCTATCAATCTCGGCGTTGCCCTCTTTGGCCAGCTCGTTCCTGCGCCGCACCATGCTCTCGTAGTCTTCGACTTGAAAGTCCACAGGGGACGCCTTTGCCGACGTGGTGGTAGCCGTGGCTTCCTTGGCGCTAAGTATGCCGGGCAGCCCGGGGGTCGCACCCGTGCGTGCGCTTGGTTTTGTGCCAGCCGCCACGGTGCTAGCGGCAGTTCTGCGCGCTGCGGGGGCGGAGGGTGTTGTGGCTACGGGTGTTGCGCTTTGCGCAGCCACGGGTGTGGGTACTGCGGCGGCTACTGGTGTTGGCGCACTGGCCCGTGTGTCTTTTCGCGACCCTCTTGCCGACTCGTCTACGTAGGGGGCGTCCGCAGGCGCACCGGCTCCCTTGTATATTGCTTCGCGCCGCGCGCGCTCAGCAGGCGTCACGGCTTCCCAAGGCGCTACCCACGCCAGTCTCCTTTGGCGCGCTGCCTCGGTGCCCTCACGGAGGCGTTCTTGATCGACTTGTCTGTCCGCGACTCTTTGTTCTTGTGCGGCGAGCTGCCCGCGCCACCACTTGCCGATAGTGCTTTCTGCTGGGCCGTCCTCTTCCGGCGGCACGCTGCTGCCACTACTACCGTCAAACCCGATAATGCCGCCGTCCGCGTACTCCTCTTGGGCACTGGGCAGCGCGGCCAAACCACCAGCGCGTATCTGCGCACGTCGCTGCATCTCCTGCCGGATAGTCTGCGGGTCATACTTGCCCGACTTTGCCAACTGCTGTAGCTGCGCGTCCGACATTTTTGTCAGCATCGCTTGCAGTTCCAAGTCATTGGGCGCGCCTATTACACCGCCGTCGGCGTAGCCCCTAATCGTGCCGCCATCCTTCTTACCCAGCGCGCCCAGTCCTGCCGTGATAAGCCCTGCGGTTTGCGCGGTGTTGTTCGGCGCTTGCCCGTACTGTTGGTTTATGGAGGATGTGCCGCTGCCCGACAAGATGTCCTTCATGAAGCCCAAGTCTTTGTATGGCTGCTGCTTCTGTGTCAGAAAGTCTTGGTACTGTTGATTCAGGTTCTGCTGGACGTTGGCCTGCTGCTGCGTACCCATAGCGTTCTGTAGCCGGGCTACGTCTTGCGTCTGGCCCACCCCGGTGTTGTACTGGGATGCGGCGCGATCGAACGCGCTTTGGGAACCTCTGGCCTGTATGTCATCCAGATTCTGCCCTAGATTGCGTTCACGCTCGCTGCGTACAAGCGCATCGCGGTACCCACCAAAGCCTCCGGCTTGCGCTGCGCGGGCCTGATCCGTTTGACCTTGTATGTCAGACAGGCGTGTAGCTTCCCGTTTCTGGATGTCTGTTACGTTCTGCTGGTACGGCGACATGTACTGCCCCACAGCCGCGCCGAACGCGGCGGGGCCTGTCTGCATCCCGCCCATTGTGTTGTACGACTGCGTCTGCAGTGCCGATGCATCTGCCGTTCGCTGCCCCGAATACGTTTGGTAAGGAGTGCTAGTCAGCGCCTCCGCCTTACCCATGAGCCGTTCCATGTACGGCTGCCCGTACTCCGGCACATTAGACGTGTTCGTAGTTGTATTTGTTGGGCCTCCACCGCCCCCGCCGCCTCCACCGCACATATTGTTCTCCTTAGAAGTTGTAGCGCATTGACGTGGCTATACTTTTGAACCCCATACGAGCCCACAGTTTTGCCACACGCAAGTCAGTCACCGCATTAACGTCGAGGCGTTTAACCCCCCGTGCTTTCAGATCGTCAAGAATCGCGCGCACAAACTTCTTGCCAACGCCGTTACGGTGCGTCTTGGTTATGAACAGCACGTCCTCGTACGCCACCAGATCGCGGTTGTGCATGTCCTCATACACGTAAATAAGAGCGTGCCCCACCGGCACTCCGGCAAGCCGCACCAGATACGTGCTCAGTCGCCCCTCAGCTACCGCCTGAAAATAGGCATCCAACCGGGGGTTGTAGTCGGACATGTACAGGCCCTGCCCCTCCAAGCGTGCGGTCATCTCCGCATAGTGCTCCTTGCACAGGTGCTCTATCTCAGGGTATACCGCGCGTAAGTCCGCGCTCAGGAATTCGTACTCCGCGCTCATGCTGGTAGCAGTTTACGGGCCTTGGCATCCACCGCGACTTTGCCTTTGCCTACGGTTTTACTGCGGCGTTTCTGAATGCGGTCGAGCATGGCGTAGAGCTGGCGTGTCCCTGCTTCGGTGGAGCCGTTGCCGAGCTCGGAAACAATGCGTGCAGGAACTACGAATTCACCATCCGCCAGTTTCGCGGGGCGTTTGCCGTTGATAACCGCCGGGATGCTATCTGAAACGCCGTCTCCGGGGCCGCGCAACGCCTGCCCGCCATCCGAGTAGTTCCCCAGTGTGCCGCCTTTTGCAAGCGCGGTAATACCGCCGCGCGACATCTTCTGGCGCATCTGCTGGTTTGCCGCTGAGACGTACCTATCGTCTGTTGAAGGCGTGTATGTGGGCACTTGGCCGCCGTTGGCTAGGGGTGCTGCGCCGTCTTTTAGCACGTACTCCCCGGTGTCGTAGTCGTAATGCGAGTACGGGTTTTCACCTTTGGTGTTTTTGAGTTTTAGCTGTTGCGCTAGCTGTTCAAACAGCCCCACCCCCCCTCCGGCAAAAAACCCCGGCACTTGGCCGCCGTTGGCTAGGGGCGTCACTTCTCCGGGCGTCCATGTGTCGTTGAAGTACCTGCGCTCTCCTTGGCCGACGTATTCGGACATAGGTGCGCTTCGGTCTAGGCTGTACGGGCGCATGTGTCCTTTGCCTCTGCTGCCTTGCTGAGTGCCAGTCGCTTGTTCGTCCCCGCCCATAAGCAACGGGGACAGGGCCATAAGGCCCATCTTGGCGGTCTCTTTACCGCCGTCCATGTTCGCGAGGTACGCATCGCGCCCTTGCTCAGTGCCAAGGCCTTCTATACCAGAAGTGGTTTTGTCCCAGTTCCTAGCGGCTAAGTCCATGCGGTCTACCGGCGCACTGATACCCAGTGTTTCAGCGGAGTTAGGCAGTGCGGCAAGCCCTTGGCTTTGCGCGGGAGCGGCGAGGCCAGCGTCAAGTCCGGCAGTCATTGTTGGCTGTACCGTAAGCCCTGTGCCTCCGCCCATCTCCGCCAGACCTGCGCCTCCGTAGCCGCCGAGCCCGCTGCCCGCACCGATACTAGCGTCTAGTGCTGGCTGTGCGATAAGCCCGGTACCTCCGCCCATCCCCGCTACTGTCGCAGGTGCTGCCCCTACTGCGCCCGCTCCTGCCGTTGCTGCCCCGGTGCTAGCCGCATTCGCAGCTGCTGCCTCGGACGCCGCTGTGCCCATAGTCTGTGCCCCAAAACCTGCGGCCAAATTGGCCCCGCCGTACGCACCCAGCCCTGCTGTGAGCCCCTTGCCCAAGTCTCCCGTAGCTGCAGTTGTCATCCCGCCGATAGCCGCTGCAGTAATCCACGGAGGAATACCGAACATCATGCCCGCAGCGCCGCCCAGCATGGGGAGTATTTTTCCCAAAACGGATGCTTCCGGGAGTCCTGTTTCGGGGTTTATCGTCAGTGATGTGCCGTGGGTTCTTGCGATCCGCTGCAGCGCGGCGACCTCGTCGGGGGTCATATGCACGAGCGTGCTGTCTCCGTTACGGCCCTTGGCCGCTAGTGCGGCAATTCCGCGAGAAGTTTTAGTGTGCTGCATGGGAGGGCCTCCAATAAATACCGGTAGCGTAATGGTACCGTATTATGCGTTGTCAGGGAATAGGTAGTGTGCGCTCAAACGCACCGAAGGTACTGCGGGGACTGGGGCCGCCACGGGCTCTGCGGACAAAAACACGTTCGTGTTCGACACCGCCCACGCCAGCTCCACGTAGTCTCCGGCCTGTAGCGTTAGCAACAGCGTGCGCGCGGACACCGACTCGGCGGTGCTAGACCCTACGTACACTTTGTTGGCGGAGTTCGGCACATCTACACCATTGACGCGGAACCACGTGTGTGCGTGCCCCCCGGAGCCGGTGCTGTCTAGCTGTATGGACGCATGAAACATGTACATGCCTGCCACGGACACCAGTACCCGCGATGCGGGAGCGCCGGTGAGCTCTACGCCAGAACGCTCAACCACGGTTGTGTACGCTACCGGGTACGCCGTATTTGCCACGGCTGCCGTGATGCTGCCCGTGCTGACTAGCACTATGTACCGGTTGAAGCCTAAAAGCAGTTGCTGCAGACTGTTGCTGACTTGGTTGAAGTACAACCGCAGCGTGTTGTCGTGTCTGTCGTGGTACTCCGGCGCATACTGCGCGGGGGCTAGCGGTAGATTAGGAGCGACCGGAGGGCGTATCTGTGCCATGTCTATTACCAGTACACGGCTTCTAGTTTTTTCCGCGCTGCGGCGGGTTTCGCATTAGTATACACGTCAACGTCTCCCATCAAGTCTGACATCAATTCGCGTAGCGCCTAGCTGCCACGTAGTGTCGAGTTGGTTAGACCGCACCTCCAAGGACATCTGCCGTCCCCGCACACGGGTGTTTACCTGCTGTGTGTATTTCTCTACGGGGTACGACGTAGTGCGCACCACGTCGCCACTGGCACTGCCCCCTACCGAAGCCGGGTCGTTGTACCCCGCGCCCGAGCTTTTCAGCGCGGAGAGAGATAGCGTCACCGTAGGATTAGCCGCCGTAGACCCACGGAATGTGAGGTCTGGTAGCACACGCCACACAAAACCAAACACCTGCCCGTCACCAATGTCGAACTCTGTCGAGCGGATGTACGACTCAAAAGGCACGGGGGTGCCAGAGGTGTTGTCGTTGAGCCCGTATTCATGGAACACCAGCGTGTCCTCATACGTCGCGGCGATAGGGTATGCGTTTAGGCCGGAGTCCCGCCACGCGGTGCGGGCCATCTGCCCGTTGTACCAGCAGTTCTCCGCGTAGTTGTACACCACGTACCTGTTGATAGTGGTGCTGTCTTGCGTGCAGTAAAAGAACCACACCTCATTGAAGCCTTCGTTGGTGCCTGCAAAGAACTGCGAGCCCTGCTCCCGGTTGATGTTCTCGAACACGTACTGTTTCAGGTCACAGACAAGCGTCTGTGTGCGCCCGTCGTATTTGTAGAACTTGTCCACACCCATCCAGTACACAACGCCTGAGGCCACCGCTACGGCGTGTGGGCCTACGATAGAGGTGTTGTCTGCCAGTAGCTGCGTGCTCCACACGTAAGGCGGGCCTATGTACTGCATCGAGTACACCGCCGAGTCCGTAAAAACCACAATCTCTTGCCGCGTCTGTACGGCGCTGATTATCGTAGACCCATTGGATATGCGCACCCCACCGGCTTGGTTCGTGGCCGCAGGCGTCCAGTTGACTGCAGACTCCTGATCGCTCCAGCGAATAAACATAGGGTCTATGTCGGTGGCCCCGATAGGGTTGACGCCGAGCGCGATCACGAACCGGCTAGTGTCCGAAATCAAAAGCACCTTGTGCGCTATAGGCGTGTCGGACGCGCCTGCCAGCGACGCCAGCGGCAGCCCTCTTGTCTGCAGGTACTGTACGCCAGACTGTGTGCCCGATGTGTTTATCGCCGCTCCGCCGGGCGTAGTGGACAGGTTGCTTATATTCCCCACGGCGTTGCGCACGTAGTACACCGTGCCTGCGGTCAGCCCTGTCGGCAGCGTTCCGCTAGAGTACAGCACAACGGCTGTATTTTCCTGCAACACCGTCGGGAACGTCACGACTGCCGGGGACGCTATGGTTATCTGCACCGCTTGGGGGGACATGCCAAAACGGGCATTCCACGAATAAAGGCTGCCGCCGTGGTATCCGAACACGAGGTCTTGTCCAAAATTGGCAAAGTTCCACGCCCGTATAGTGCCGGTGGACGTACTGCCTACGCCCCAAGGCCCCGCGCCCCACGCTCCTGCGCCCCACCCCGAGACGCTCCCGGAAATGTCCGACCCCACCGGTATGTCAAACACCGCAGTTACGGTAGCTCCGCCGGTACCCGTGTCGTAGGCGTTCGCAGGGGTGCCTATATCAATGCTAAACGTGTCCGCCGTTAGGCGCGTCAGTTGGAATGTGGCGTTCAGTACGTCAGCGGTAGCCCCGGAGTCTACATACAGCGAGTGCACTCCAGACTGGGTGCCGGAGGTAGCTATCTGCGCGCCGTCGGGCACGTTCGCCAAGCGGCACGTAAGCCCTGAAACGCCTACCACGTAGTACGTTACGCCTACTACAAGACCTGTGGGCAGTGCCCCTGTTGTGGACAGTATCACGGGCGTGTTCTGTGCGAGTGCGACCGATAGTGTCAGTACCGCCGGAGTGGCGATTGTCACGGTGAATGTCTTTGTGCTGAGTGCTGTGGCTCCGGCAAAGGTAACAAAGTCCCCGGTGGCTGCGCCGTGCCCCGCCGCCGTAACAGTAACCACACTTGAGCCCGCCGTAGCCGCAAAAGGCCCACTATACGTAGCGTATTTACGCACGGGCGTAATGTCGTTGTACCCGCCCCCTGCCGCGATGTACGCTTTCAAGTTGGTTCCGACCGCATTCATTACAGTACCGGCCAACGAAGCCCATGTCCAAATGGAGCGGCACACCCCCTTGAAAGACTGCGCTGAAATCCGCGCCCACCCGCCGATACGCTCAGGCGTACCTTGTCGAAAGCGTACTTTGTCTGCGTCCCACCAGCCGCCCTCGTTAAAGAGGCGGGTATTTTCTTGGTTGACTCCGGCTTTGGGCGTGAACTTCTGAATGGGCACGGCGGGCTACCTCACTCCGGCTGCAGCAATGCATGTGTAGTAGATACTGCTCACCTGCACGGTGTTGTTCACCAGTGCCCCGAGCGTGTCGTCACTCAGCGGGGGTAGTTGTTTGGGGCAACTGGCTATTACCAGTGCCGACGGCCCCGCCGGAGAGGGCTTGTTGAAGGAGCTGCATCCCTGCAGGAGGAACGCGGCAGTCAGCGTACACAGTGTTAGTAGTCGTTTCACGAATGACCTTTCCCTGAATGGTGGTGTAGACCTGTTTCTGCGACGCTACCGCTTGGGCCGCTGCCTCAGTTGCAGCAGTCACTGCCGCCGCTGCAAGGGTGTTCTCTCTAGCGCTCGCGGCTGTTGCGTGGTCTACGCCAAGCCTGAAACCACCGGCCCCGGCAGCCAGTGCTGCAACTAAGGCCGCGAGCGCGAAATATGGGTTCATTGCTGTGGTTTAGCCTGCGAGATAACGCGGCCCAGTATGCCGCACGCAAGGATACAGACCGTAAAAATCTGCACCACGTTGGTGGGGATGGTCGCCTTCATGTCCTCGGGGAGCAGAACCCACGTGCTCTGCACTGCCGATGCAACAACCATAGCCTGCACGGAAAACATACGGGGCGCATCGCGCCAATTTTCGATCAATTTCATAGTCAGCTCCTTAAACATCTTGCAAATTCTTGGCGATGCGCCGCGCCCATCCGCGCCCAAACACATCCCACGTAGACAGCCGGGTCATGAACTCCAGCCGGTGTCCGTTGAACCTCGCTACCACTGTCTCCGCATCCAGTCTGCGCACCGCGTTCAGGGTCAACGCCCCAACTACGCCGTCGTCGGCTACACCAACTGCCCGTTGAAGGAACCGAATGGCCTGCCCAATACCGCTGTTAACCGCCGTATCGAAAAGCTGAAAAGCCACGCTTGGCGGTAGTATATCGCACTGTGCGCGATCCCAAAAGTCCTTTTTGTAGATGTCCTTGGCCTGCCCGAGCGTCAGGTTTGCGATGTCTACATTGGGGTAGCTGCGTTTGGATATGCCGAACTTGGTTTCGCCACCGGGGTCTCGCGGGTCTTGTACGTAGCCGCCTTCATGGGCAATGAGTTTGTCGAATGCCTGTTCAAAATTCATTTCCAAAACCTCGCTAGTAGTTTCAAAACACCCGCTACAACTGCCGCACATATTGCAAACACGACGGCCCCTGCACACCACAGCTCCCACGGCACCTCCACGGCGGTCATTGCTGCCCTCCACTAGACAGCACCTTCGGGGGCACGCGCACCCCAGACCGTAGTAGCGCAATTTCGAGCTGCTGCTCCACACGCTTAAGTATCTCCAACAGTTCCTGCCGCTTAATGCCGCTGGCCTCCACACTGTCTATGCGTTTTCGCAGCGCCTCCAGCTCCAGCTCGTGCTGCGCCACTTTGTCCGTCAACTTGTTGACGCTGTTGAACGTGGCCCACGCCCCGCCCGTAATACCAACGACAGACACCGCCAATAGCGGCGGGATAATCTTGACTATGACAGCGTTCATGGCTGTCCATACCGGATGCTTGTCTAGCGGTGCGCTCGGTGGCGTATCCGCCGCTCTTCTATTTTCAAATGTCATGGTGTTACCAACAAAAGCACAGTGTCTGTTACATATCCGGCATCAGTAAACATCTTACGCCCTGCGGCCTCGACTGTCGCGGCGCACAGTTCATGGCAGAACCACTTGTCTTGCGCGCCCCAAATACGGTCTGGCGACAGAGACAGGCCAAAGGCTCCGCGAAAGTCGTAGGGTTTCCCTACTTGTGACTGCACCCACGCCGCGCCTGCGGCTGCGTCAGGTACTTTGAACTCCCGGCGAGCCACCACTATCTGCCCGCGCAAAGCCTCGCTCAACGGCATCTGCACAACGCCTCGCAGCATAGTGGCATGGTACGCCGTATCATCGAAAACAACGAGAGAATGGCTTGCCCGCGCCCACTTAAAACGGCTCACCGGTAGCGCCCAGCGGATGATAGTGGCCGTGATGTGCCACCACGGACGGCGCACAAACAAAACCGTAACAGTACTTTTTTCAGCCACGTTCACCACCCCCTTTGCGTAGTAGTAGCATACGCCCAGTTTGCGTTGGTCACACCTACGATGTTACCTCCGCTAGCAGGGGCCACAGCGAATACTCCCAAGGAGTTCGAGACGCTGGTTAGTAAGCGCCGATTAAGTATGCTGACTGGGGATACAAACGCATTGTTACTTGTGGTGACGTTCGTTACCACGTCTCCCGGAGAATATCCGGCCTCCGCAGTTAGGCATTTGATTATGAAGTCCGATACGTAAAAGGCAGGGTCGGCCCCGATGTTATGGTTCCTGCTGACAAAACTCGTTGAGCTAAAAAGCGTATTAGTAAAACCGCTGTTGTACCGCCCCATCAAAGCGTACCACGTAATGCTTGTCACCAGCCCAGCAACAGATGTTGTTTCCCCAACGTACACACGCCGTGCTTGTACCGCCGATACGCCGTTGCCGACCTTGCCGACCATCTGTTGAATGTTGAAAGTGAACCTGCCGTTCGTGACATCGTCGGCCCCGCCCCACCGGTAGACCGGCGCAACAGTGCTACTGCCCGCCGTGCACGTGCCGTCTAGGTTAATGTCCAAGTACAGGTAATACGTGCCAGTCCCGAAAGAGCCCCATGTCGGGTTTGTGATAGTGCCTACGTAGTCTACCTGCCCCAGTGCGTCGAAGCCGTTAGCTGCCGTCACTCGCAGCGTGCCTGTGGCTGTTATCGACGTACCGCCCGTTGTGCCGCCGAATGCGGCGTACCCGTTTGTATCCACTGGGCCAGACAGCACGGTCTGGCGTATCGCTACTGGAAAAACGGCCCGCGCCTGCACGCTCCCGTCTGCAAACGTCAGTCCCGCGTCTGAAAGAGATGTTGTCATACTACGCTTTCTTTATCCCGTACATGTAGATGGTGCCGCTGCTGATTGTGCCTGACATTCCTATAAAACGTACGGCGTTTACCGGGGTTGTGGTGGCCGTGTACTCCCCCGTCAAGTTGAGGTGCTGTGTCGTGCCGCCAGCAAGCGCTGTGCTCGTTGTCATCTGCACCTTCTTACGGGAGGTTCCTGATGCGGGGGCGAATAGTCGCAACTCTCCGCAAAGCCCGCCGAACGCAACTGTGCTACTTATTGATTGCCCGAGCTGCCACGCAAAATACGATGGCAGGTTGAATACTACAAGCCCTCCACCACCCGTCGTAAACGCTCTAGCGCCCACTGTAAAATACCCCGTACCCGCCTCCCAGCCCCCGCCGCTATGCGACACCTGCATAAACAGCCCGTCGCCGTCACTAGCCATAACTATGTTCACAAAGACAAAAAGGTACTCGTCGTAGGTGGCGTCAATGCCGGTGGTGAAGGCCAACGAGGCAGAACTCGCGGCTACTTTCTTGTCTATCAGGGCCATCGCCATGCCCCCGCCGTTTAGCGGCGTTATTGTGCCTGTGCTAGACAGCGTGAGGGCGTCCACCTTTGCCCCGCTGGGGCCGGTCTGTAGGACGAGTGCGCCGTCGTTGCCCCCGGTAATCGTGAGTGCGTCGTTCGCACCGCCTGCTTTAATTACTGTCGGCATGTGTGTTCCTCTGTTTTACAGCCATGACTGCGCGCCCATACCTAAGGATATTCGGGTGATGCTCGTAATGTTTACGGTCAGGTTGGTGTCGTTGAATGTGGTTATGGCGTCCAGCACGTACCCGTTGGGTGCTGGGATTGATACATCATCCGCAATGCTCACGAGCACCACGTTAAACGTGTCGGTCGTTATGCCGCTGGCCAAGAATATGTTTTGGTCGTAGTTGAAGCTAGTTATCAGATTGCGTATTCGTATTTTCAGCCCGCCTGTCTGCGCGGAAGCCTTGCCGGAGTAGTCGCCCTGTATGCGCCACATATGCACCTGCCCCCCTATAGGGTTCTCAATCAGCCGTCCGGTGGGGGTAGTGCCCCGCGCGATGTCGAACATCGCTGCAAACGTCTGCGTCGGTGCAGAGAATGGAAATGTGGTGGTCGGGAACGAGCTTAGCGTGGCTGTCGCTGCGCCTATATCGAATGTCTTGGGTGTCGCCGCTACAAAGTTAGCCAGCGCCAGCGTTGTGCCGAAGTTGGCTTTTACTTGTCCTGCGTTGGTGGTAAACCCATCCCGCCCGTCAATTACTACTGTCATGCGCGCTCCTTATGCAATCACCCAGCGGCTGCCGCTAGGGACTGTTACCACTGCGCCGGTGGCAACGCTTACAATTCCCGCCGTGCTGGCGTTCTTGATTTTGCCAACGGAGTGTACGCCGCTCTGCGTGCCCGAGGTGTTTATTGCCGTGCCGCCGTCCGTTGCACTTACTTGAAAGGTGCTGCTGGTCAGCCCCGTCGCAAGAACAAAATACTCCGTGTTAATGGCCAGCCCCGTAGGTAGTGCCCCCGTAGTTGTGAAACGTACCTGCTGCCCCGCCACGTATCCGTGCGCAGCTTTAGTGATAACCGCTGGTGTGGCGATAGTGATGGTGCAGTTGCCCAGTGCCCCTTGTCCGAGCGTGTAGCTGCCCGTCACAAGTTTGTCGTTCTCGTAGAATATGGAGTCCCCGGTGGCTCCTGCCGCACCGCCGCTCCCCGACGCGCTGCTGCCTGCCGGTACAAAGTCGGCTGCCGCCGCACTCCACGCCACGATATACGCCTGCCCCGCAGGAACTCGCACACCCACAGTGGGTGTCGTAGGCCCGCCCTTTATAGTCAGCGGTGCGCTAGACGCATTAACCACCACGTATATCTTGCTCTGCTTGGGCGCTATTAAGGCGCGCTCTGCTGTGGGGGTGCCGGTGGCAATGAGGATGGCGCAGCGTGCTTGGTTCGTCGCGCCGCCGCCGGTTGTTGTCAGTGTCCAGTCAGCCGAAGTTACGTCGGCAGTGGCGTATCCGGCCACCGCGTCTTCTACCAATTGCGTTTGCTGCGCGTTGATCGCGTTGCCCCACGCGCCCACAAGCTCGCCTGTGGCCGGTTGAACGAGTCCTAGCAGTGGCGTGAACGCTGATGGCATGCCTATTCCTTGGTCTTTACGGGCACCCACGTTGAGGTGCCGCTACTTGTTGTATTTTGCCACGTACTTGCAGGCGTGTCCACTACAGGCGTCCACGCGCTCGTGCCCCCGTTTGTCGGCACCAAATCAAAACCAGACATATGCCCTCCTTATACAAGCCGCAGTATAGCGTCTGCCGGGGTAGCTGGGGGGAACTTGACCGTGAAGGTGCTGGTAGAAGTCTTGTCTGCCCCGAAGTCCAGTATGAAAAGGGCAGTCCCTGCACTGGCGGGCTCGGGGAGTACGTTTTTGTAGATGATCGCCCCACGGGCCGTAAGGGCGGCGTTGATAGTCACATCTGCAAAAGACATGTACACCGTGCTGCCCGAGGGTGTGGGGGGTTTGTTTATCGTCAGCACAACGCCACCGGGAGGGTACCCGGGTGCAACTACCTCTCCCTGAGTGTCGTATGCGGATACGGCGGGGCCACAAAGAGTTCTCTTGTTCGTGTACAGCGCCAGTTTATACACGTCAGTGTTGAAGTCGATGCCCCCCGCCATAAGGAGCTGCTTAAAACTGTTGCACACTGCGTTTCCGTTGAAGGGCATTATTGCACCGCCTGTCTAAACTGGCCGCCCCTGTAGGTGTCCGTGCGTAGCTGCCCGTCCCCTAGTCGCTTGGCCTGTACCAAGGCGTCTTTGAACATCTGGTCATACTTGGCCATCATGTCCGCTTCGCCTTTCATGAACGTGTACGCTTCCACCAGCGCGCCGTAGAGCAGCGCGGGGTCGTAGTTGTCGCCCAGCCATGTTGTTCCTGCCGTAACTATGGACTCGGGGAAGTAGTTGTAGTGCATCTCGACGTTATACAGCGTGTCGGCTGTGGGGGCCAGTAGCAGGGACAGCTCCTTCGTTATGACCTCTGGCGGGCCCGCGCTTACTGTCGGCCCGAATACGGCGTAGAAACGCGGTGTTCCTTGCGTGTTGGGGTTCGGGTATGCCTCGCGCAAGAAGTTCACGTCCTTGTTCAGCAAATAGCTGTAGTTGCCGGTCGTGGTATTCACCACCGCAAAAGAATACATGGACAGGAAGTCCGCTGGTGTCTCGACGTACTTGCTGCCTGCCGTGATACTGCCCGTCACGTTCTTGCGCAACGAAGGGAACTGCACCGTGTTATAGACACGCCTTTCCGCTTGCTCGATAAAGCGGTTCATGTCCACCGTGTCGAACGTGTTTTCTGTGGTGCTCTCGATTGCCGAGACTAACGCGGGGTAGTCCATCCGATCCTACCCTTCAAGCCATAGGGCCACGCGACATCGTGCCTTTTGTGGCCGCGCCTGTGCCGCGCATCTTGATGCCCGTGGTTTTCATTGGGGGGTAGTCGCTAGTGCGCGTAGTACCCGCGCAGGCCGTGCGGTCTTTGAACTGCTTAGCCCCGGTGCCGCCGCCCACGTCCGCGTTGGCTACTGTTTTTGGTTGTTTGTCGGTTGCCATGTTAGACTTTCTTGCCTTGTGCAGCGTAGCGTGCCGCAGTGCGGCCTAGCTTTTTCATCTGCTCGTTAGTTTTGCCGCCGTAGTTGTTAGACTTCGCGCCGCCGTTTGTCGGGGCGGTCTTGGGGGTGCTTGTTGCCATGTTGGGCTCCTTATGTCGTTACTGCCTCTATTGTGCCTAGTTGCACCTGAATTGCCAAGGGGTTTGGTGTGTTGCTCAACAAAGAGCCCCCCACCGGATTCCACCCCCACGCAAACGTACGGCTGCCGCTGCCCGCATCGCCATCGACTGTCGTTCCGCTCGCATCGTACTGCCGGTCTGGTCGGGGGTTCCGCACTGCCTGCGGATCTGCAATAGGGTACATGCCCAAGCGTAGCTGCGGATGGTCGTCGTCCCAGCAACTACTGCACACCAGCAGATTAACCCGCTTGGTCTTAATGACCAGCTCTTTAAGCGACTTGAGCTTAAACCTAAAGCCGCAGCGGTCGCATGCCGCAATAGCGTGTTTGCCAGACGAGAACCGATTAGCCACACGTCACCCAATATATTGCCTACGGGGCACGAACCTGTCGGTGGCCTTCTCGCGGTCTTCGTATGCGGCCATGTCCCACGCCTCGTCGTACTGTGCCTTCAACACCTGCAAACGCTCCAGCGCACCGGGTATCTTCAGTGCCAGATAATACGCAAGCCCTGCCACCATAGGCGGTAAAAAACGGAAAGGCATGTCCATCGTGGTGGCCCCGTCACCCGCATCCTGAATACGCCGCAGCCGCCAGTACACAAACTCGTATGCCTGCGAAGCATCTGGCGTTGGCCACAGCGTAATCTGCGGCGTGTTCAAGCGCTGCACCCACACCTGAATAGGGCGGGCTTGTGTCAGTTTATTGGGGATAGATGCGTAGGTTGGCTCCGCTATCCGCGTGATGGTGAGGTCTGTCTGTGTCGCCGTCTCTCCTGCGCCCGTGCGGATTACGTGGTCTAACAAGTCCACCGTGTCCTCGGGCAGCGGGTACGTAGCTTGCCCCGGTATCAGCGTGATGCTGCCCTGATCCATCGTCCACAAATTAATCCCCCTGTTGGCCCAATCCGCGAAAAGCAGATTAAGCGAACGTCGTGCGGTGCGCAAGTCGTACCCCGAGCGCATCTCCGCGCCGCAGCGCTCGAAAGCCTCTTCTACGCTTTCTACGAGGTCAAGATTAAAGGTGGCTGTGCCAGAGGTTGCCATTTAACACTTCCATTTGTCGAGGGCGAGCTTCTTGCGCGTCGGCTTCCCGTTGGGTTTTTTAAGAGGCCCCGGCATTCCTGTCATGCGCGCGCAGAAAGAGTCTTTACGCTTGCCCCCCTGCGGCTGCGGGGGTTTGAGGTTCATGCCCTGCTTCTTGGCCGAGGCGCGGCCTTTAGCGTTGAGCCCACCGGTCGGGCTTTTGCCCTCGGCCCTCTGCCACGCGGGTGTCTTTGGCGTGCTCATTTAGCGAAGCCCTTAAGCGTCTGCGCCAGCCGGGCACGTTGGCCTAGTTTGCCGCCCTTTTCGGCAGCAGCGGCGAGCTTCTTGTCGGGTATCTTCTGGCCTTGAGGCACGCCCAACTGCTCGTGCAGCGCGCCGGGGCGCTTTACGGCTTTCTGTATCCAGCCGCCATCTTTGAAGCGTGTTTGTGGCTGCTTGTTCTTGGCAACCGCGCCCATACCCCTAGATGGCATCATGCTGTCTACTCCCGTCCTAGCACTTACCGCCGCGCTTCATGGCGATCATCGTGCCCTTGGTTTTACCTTTGGACTCAATGCCACCGCCCTTGGCGTACTTCATGGACTGCGCCTCGCGCAACTCTTCCTTGACGATCTTCTTGGGCACGCCTGCTTTTTTCATAGCCGTTACGTGCTTCAATTCCATAGACTTAGATTCTTTCATACTGCCGCCTTCTGCAAAAAAAGTGTATTTGCCGTTGTCCGTCTTCTTCTTACCAATAGAGGAACGCCCTTGATCGGTTTCCTTCTTGAACAGCGCCTGTTTCAATGTCGAACTACGCATGCGCCACCCCCATTATGCCGCAGTCGCAGCATCTTGTTCTGCGTCTCTGCGCTTTTGGTCGGCTCGGATAAAGGCCAGTAGCATCAGCATGAGTTGCTGTTGTGTTGCCGTCATACCGGGGATGTCCGCGCCAGTATCGGGGCGCACGCACTGCACTGGCTCGGTGATGCTGCTTAGTTGCAGGATGTTCTCCGTCATGTAGTCATTAGTGTGTCTAACAACGCCATCGCCATCGACGACAGCCATGCACTCTGTGTACACAGCCTGCGGCGCTCCGTTTGCCGGGTATGTGAGCTTTATCTCGGACACGCGAGGGAAAAGTTTGTGGGTGGTTGTATCGTAGTTTCTTGTCATGCTGTGCTCCAGTTACTAAATGTGTTAAGGCGCTTGATACCCTTGTACGCTAACATACGCGCCGCCGTTGTTTGTGACTATATTCAGCGCAGTTGCGGCTGTGCCACGTAGGGGTGTTGGGAAAACAATGCTGATCGGGCCATATTGCACGGGGTTTGTCGCGTTGTACGGGAAAGCAATTCTCCAGATTGGAGTTGCACCGTCGCTAAGTACTACCTCTACGTCTACGGTTGTGTTGTTGCTAGCTATCTGGATGGCCGTGACGTAGTTCCTGATACCGGCAGCTCCTGCGGCCCGTGCGGTGTATGTACCGCCAGTGGTAAAACCTGAGGCAGGGCATGCGTACTGCCAGTCGTGCTCCGGGATAGAGTACGGTTTAGTGATTTGCGCACCTACCGCAGTGACTATTACGTCAGCCGTCACGTTAGTGGCTAAAGCCGTGTAGTTAGCCGTAACCGCCCGCGCCCCAATACGTACCGGATTACTCGTAACAACACCGCCCATGGGTACGACTCCGGCCTCTACAGGTACTCTTCCAGCAATTTGTGCAGGCAGTTTACCATCAATGCTCGCAGTACTATTGTTGCCGGTAGTTTGCAGCGCACTGGTGGCTGCGCCTGTGGGCAATGGCAGTGCAGCGGCGCTGATAGGCTGTGTAACTCCAGAGCCGTCCACCGGTGTGCGTCCGCCAACTAGCGCGGGTATGCGGGCAAGTAGCGTCGTCCAGTTTGTCAGCCCGCGCTTGACGAAAGCAATGAGCGAAAATGTTCCAGTGTCGGTGGTTGCCGAAGCGTCTGCCTGTGCGCCAAGGTTGGTGTTGGTGGTGCCTATCGACGTGTTTATGGTGGTCTGCAATGCTGCGGTAGCAGCACCAGTTGGTAGGGGCAGTGCAGCGGCGCTGATAGGCTGTGTAACTCCAGAGCCGTCAACAGGTACACGCCCCGTCACGAGTGCGGGGGTCTTGGTGTCGATACTCGACAGACTTGTGTTGCCGGTGATCTGTAGTGCGCTAGTGGCCGCGCCCGCCGCTAGCGGCTGGGCATTATCGACAAACACATGTGCAGCGCCGTCTGTGGCTTTCCAGAGAGATGTTCGGCCTGTGCCTGTATCGGTTAATGGTGCTGTGCTCATGGCCGCGTTCCGTAAAAATGGTTAGGCGGGCACAGTGCCGTCGGCGTTGCGCTGGATGTAGTACGCAGACACTACGATACTACCTGCGGTTGGGTTGCCCGTGGCTGCGGTGAACGTGCCAGTGATGGTAACGTCTGCTGCTCCGATGTTGTCAGTAGCGGATGCGACGGTCGCGGCGTCTACCGTGGCTTGGGCCACGCGCGTTACGGAGGTGCCTGTGTTGAGCGTAGTCAAGAAGGCGTTAGCGGTGCCCGTTTTGCCGAGCACTGTGCCTACGTTAGACACCGAACCACCGGTGATCGCTGCGACAACTTCGATCTGGAAAGCCATGATCTTGGCACCAGCCGGCAGCGTAAACAGGTTTTGTGCAGTGGGCGTTGTAGTGATCGCACTGAAAGGAATCGTCGCTGTTTGTACCAGTTCTGCTACTCCGCAGTTCATGGAAGTTACAGGGCCTTGGCGTACGGTGCCCACGCGCAGTGGGCCAGAGAAAGTTGCGGTGCTCATTTTGTGTTCCTACTTTGGGGTACTGCCGTCTGTAGGTCGTCTGCCGGGCGCAGTCTGCAGTACCGGTTATCCCGGTGCTGGGTTTATAACACATGTTGCTTGGCTTTGGCAAGCCTTCTACGTCCATTCGCCTTCTGCCCTTCTAGTTTGGCGCACTCCACGCAGGTGCCTTTTGTTTTACGTAGTGCGATGTGCCCATGCTCGCAGGGCAGTCCCGTGAAATAGAACTTTGCCTCTTCTGCTTTGGCCTGCGCCCGTGATCTTGGGTAGGTCAGAAACTCCTCGGGTATCTCCGGGACGTTCACGCTCTCGCCTTGGTACGCCAGCACCCACCCCGCCATAGCGCCGGAGGCGATAGGTTTGCCGGACTTGCACGCACGTATCGTGGTGGCTATAGAAACCCCCATAGTGTCCCGTATTTCAGTGAGCCCTGAGAAAATGCGCTCCGACCTGTCCGGCAACACGGCGTGTACGGGTTTGCGCATCTTGGCTTTTGCTTCTTCGGAGTGCTGTTTTCCTTTGAAGCTGGCGTAACGCCCCGCTTCGGCGGCTGCGCGTATCTTGGCCATACCCTCCGGCGATACTTGCCGCCCCGGGGCTTTAGGCTTGCCGCGCTGCGCGTCCCCGATCTTCTTGCGCACTTCCGCCGATACGGTCTGGCCAAAACGGTAGTGTGCTTCTCCGGCCCCTTTTCCTGTACGGCTGCTACTTATCTGCGCTTTACTGCCCTCGGTGTGTTTCAGCCCCAAGCGCGGCAGTTCCGCTCCCGGGTTTATGTTGTAGCACTCAGGTTTGCCCACGTGCTGCACAAGATATGTGTCTTCTATCTGCAACTGCGATGCGCCCTCTGCTAGTTCTTCTAGTATCTCGAACACAAAGGCTTCGGGGCCGTACTTGTTCCACGCGGCTTGTAGCCTAGGGTTTTTGTGCGCGCCGCGCTTCAGGTCGTACTTGTGCTGCCACTCTCGCCGCGCAAAAGAATCTGCACTGCCGATGTAGTACTTCCCGTTGACCATGTTGGTGATTTGATAGATTACTGCCATTTACTGCTCCTGTTGGTAATGTTCGCTATTATGCACAAGAAAGACACTATGTCAACCTTTCTGTAGCTTTGTATCGTACCCAGCAGTAAAAAAGGGAGCCGTAGCTCCCTTTTTTGTAGCAAAGAACCTAGATTCTGTGCGGTTTGCCAGTTTTTAGGTCGAACCGCTGGATCCCCAGCACCCGAGAGGATCGCTGACCCCGAAGCTGTAACGCTCTCTCGCTTTATACCTTGTGTTCCCCGTGTCAAAGTCCCCGTCCATAGACGTGACCAAGGGCGAACGTACGAAGTGCTTAAGGCCGTTAGGAACGTCCGTCAGCAAGAACCATGCGTTCGTGTCGGTCAAGAAGTGGTTGACTACGTAGCCTTGTGGTACGACGCCCATGTTGACGATGGCAGAAATGTCATTGTCGGTGGTGCCGGTACGCAGCTGGGTCTTCATCAGGCGCTCTGCAACGAACTGCAACGCGACGGGAATAACCATCTTGCGAGGCTTGGCCGCGATCAGCAAACCGCGTTCGTCAGTCCATGCGGCGATCTGGATGATCGCGTTCTCCAACGAGGTCTCGTTCAAGTCCACGCCGGTAGTGGGGCTGTTGAAGTTCACGGAGCCGTTAATCAGCGGGTGGCCGACACGACTGCCGCCAGAACTCACGCCGAACAAAGACACGCCGTCGCCGCCAAGTGCGGTGCTGCTAAAGCCGGTGTTCAGCACAGACGCGCCTTTAACCTGTTTGGTGTACGCCATAGAGCGGGCCAAAGCCTTCGTATAGCGCGCAGACAGGCTGTCGTACAGGTTGTCCTCGATCGCCTCTTCCGTGATCGAAAAGCCTTGGGCAATTGTCTCATGGGTGTAGCGCGCGGTGAACGCTTCCTGTGCGTTGTCGTAGCTGATACCGGCACCTTCGGTCTTGACCGGGGCCGCTTGGAAGCCTGACAGTTTGGTCTCCTCCTCAAAGCTACGCTCCGATTTCTCGACCTCGTAGATTTCCTTGTGCTCTTCGCCGTAGCGGGCATACTCCATGCCGAACAATGCGTTAAGGCCGGGGAGCAGTTCTTTCAGTAACTGCGAACGTGAAATAGCCATTTTTCAGTACTCCTTGTGTAAATGGATTAGATGCCCAGCGAGTTCGTGTAGGAGTGAACACCTACGTTGAACTTCACAAGGAACTCGGGGTAGGCGTCGCCCTCGGTGCCGCGCACCACGTCCACAATACGCATTGCCAGCGTAGAAGTAGCCGCCAGCGAAGCGCCGTTCGTGCCTACGGTCAAGAACATGGTAGACAGCCCTGTGGTGGCGGAGCCGCCGAAGTTGCCCAAGGCCGCATTCTTGCCGATAGCGCCGGGCCAGCCGGAGCCGCCAGTACCGCTATTGAAGGTGCCCAAGGCTGCGCTGCCTTGGATCTGGAAGATGCCGTCGTAGTCTTCGTAGACTTGTACCCATATGTCAGTGAAGCCTGCGGTAGTGGCGTTGGCTGGGAGGGTCTGGCCCCACAGAGACTGCCGTGTTCCGGGATTCACATAGCGTACGCCTGCGCACACACCGACAATACCTGCGGTGGCGTCTGCTGCAGTTGCGGGGATTTTCACAGCTACGGGGCTAGACGCCACCGCCGCAGGTAAACCCGCCGAGTTCAACGCGATAAGCGACCCTGTGAACAGCGCCGTGGTGTCAGCAGAAACTCGATACTCTCGAATTGCGCTGGTGTTGTTTACCTGTGAACCGATCAGCGAGACCGGTTTTAGGCCGTATGGGGAAGACGTGCTTGCCATTTGTTACTCCTTTGTTAAGAACCTGAACCAAAATTTGCGCCTCTGCTAACACTGGTCTTGCGTTCAGTGAAAAGCGGCATGCGCGGGTCATTGTTTTTCATGTAGCTGTTATCCACAGAATCCATTTGTTGCTGCGCCTGCTTTTGGTAGTACTCGTCACGGGCACGTGTTTTCTCGGAAGACATTGCACACAGCATCAGTCCGCCAATTTCCACGTTTCCAGAGGTCGCGTTACCGAACATTTGCAGCTCCGGGTAGTCTTCTGCTCTCACTGGCACCCAGCCTTCGCGCATCTTGCGAGACACGTTAGAGGGGTCGGCCTGTCCCAAAATATGCGTCGCAATCCAGCGGAACGCAATCCCCGGACGGGGGTTGGGGTCAGGCAGATTTGTCGGTGGGACATACACTGCACGAGCTTGTTTGTCGCGTGATACGAGTTCACGAGGGGTACGGGTTTCAGCCATTTTTAGTTCTCCAATTTTGCTACTTGTGCAGCGTATTGCTGCGGGGTTAGTCCTAACTTACTCGCCAATGCAACTTGCGTGGCCGTAAGCTGAACCTTCTTTACACCAGACGAACGAGTCGCTGGCGCTACTACAGAGGTAGGTCGCTTAGAGGTGCCTTGTGGCTGTTGCCGTCCAACGCTGCCGCCGAACATGTCGGGGAACGTGGTTTTCAAGCGAGCGTCAATTTGCTCGAAGTAGTCGTCAGATGTCGGATCGACGCCTGAACGTACCAGTTTGTTGTGCAGCCCCATAGCGAAGCTGGTGATTTCGGTGTACTCGGGGTCTCCAAACCACTGGTTTCTTGCCTGCCAGCGCAGTGTTTTTGGGTCTGGTTTAGGTTCCGCAAGTACTTGCTGCTGCGTTTGTACCACCTCTTCTTGTTCTTGTAAAGAGGTTGGGCGAATTTTTTTTGCTTCGGAGGCACGAATCTTTGCGTCGAATAGGGCCTCTTGGGCTTCAATAATGGCGTCTGTATCGAACGATTCTTGCGCTTCCCGCAGTGCGCGCTTAGCTTTTTCGACCGCCGTGTCCGCAATAGTAAGGGCTTGCTCCACATACTGACGGCTGCCGTTGTCTATTACTGCACGCATCTGGCGGTTTTCGTCGAGCAGCTGCTTTGCCGCCCGTTCCAGCTCGGCTTTTTCACGCTCAATGGCTTCTTTTGCCCGGCGCTCGTCGTGCCGCGCGTGGGTCAGCTCCTTGATACGCCCCTGTACCTTGTCGGAATACGACTCCAGCTCCGCTTCGTCCGGGTCAGCTACCTCTCTGTCCAGCGGCTTGCGGCCTTTGTCCTGCGCCGGGGTGTCGTCCACCACTTCGACTTCAAAATCAGCGTCGTCTACGGGGTCGATGCCGACCGCCATACCTTCTTTTTCGTCAGGAAACTCGTATTTATCTGTCATGTTATACCCCCACTCGTGTTACGCCGCGTGGGTCGTCCACCACGGCCTCTACCTGATCGTCGTTCAGCAGGCGCATCTCCTTGCCGAACACTTGGAATCTGGTGCCCGCGTAGGTACGCACCAAAATGAAGTCGCCAGCCTTACACCACGGGCCGGACGGGAACTTCTTTTCGTCCTTGTAGGCATCGGGGCCTACTGCGAGGACAAACAACACTGCCGTTGCGTGCTCTTCTTGCTTGATGTAGCTGTCTGCACGCACAATTCCCGTCTCACCAAATGTCTTGGCAACTTCTGGCAGTGCGCAAAGTATCTTGTACCCTTGTGGCTTCGGTAAGTACGTGCCTTTTGCTACGTCAGTTACCCCCTCTTCCGGGGCCTCCTGCGGAACAATAGTGGGCGGCAGTACCAGCCCCGGTGGAAGGAGGATTTCACTCTTGGTCATCTTGGGATACCTTCTTTAATAGCGCGGTCAAATATTCCTCTGCGATTGCTAGACCGCGAATCACACCACAGAGTTTTTGGTATTCGTCGAACGACTTGCACTGGCCGTTGGCCAAGTCGTCCGCGTAGTTGTTCATGTCTTTACGGATGTTTTTGCGCAGTGCGTCCGCGAACTGTTGGGTTTCTGTCATAGCCTGTCCTTAGCCGCCGCTTGTTGTGCAGCGATTTGTGCTCGGTGTTTTGCTACATCTGCACCGGTCTGCATACCTGCGCGCTGCTGCGCGTCGGCTCGGGCGGCAGCCTCTGCCATAACCTTCGCCTGCAGCGCCGCTTTGCGTAGCTCTAGGTCGTCTTGCTTCGCAGCCAAGTCGCCCATAGTCTTCATGCTCTTGAGCTGTAGCTCCTTGTCTTTCTGTGCCAGCTCTTGCTGCTGCATCGCCAACACTGGGTCTTGTGCATCTTGTGCGGCTTTCTGTTGGGCCACTTTCTGCTGACTCTGCTGCAAAACCTGCTGCCCGGCCTGTGCCATCATCTGCGCCATCTGCGCCTCCACCTCAGGGGACATCGCCTGCTCGCCCGTACTCTGCGGGAGGGCCATGCCTAGCTGGTGCTCTATCTTCTGCCTGTAGGCAAAGCCTACGTGCTCACCGACGTGGGCCATCATCGCTGCCTGCATTGCCTGCGCGCGGGGGTTCTGCCCTAGCAACTGCATGATGATAGGGTCTTGCATGGCCGCCATGTGTACTTGGATGTGCGCCTCGTGGTCTTGGTGCTGAAACGCCTTGATGGGCTCCCCTTTCAGGACAGCCATGTTCTCAGACACTGGGTCTCTAGGTTTCAGGTCGTCCGGTAGCGGCAGTATTTTCTCGGCGTTCTTGACTCCGAGCACCCCTAGCATTTGTCGGTGTAGCTGGGGCAGGTCGTATATGTCCGGGGCCATCTGCGCCATCTGAACTACTGCCTGATACTGCACAACCCGCTGACTCATCGTGGCGGCGTTGGGGTCACTGACGGGAATAATGTCTACATGCTCGTAGTCCGTCTTCTTGGCGTGGCGCTGCACGTCCCCGTCCGGGTCGTACTCGTAGTCGTCCTCGGTGTAGTCCCGAATGATGTTCGCAATGAGCCGCAGCTCCTGCTTCATACTGTAGTGCAGGCGGGCCTGTACCGCAGACATCACCTTAAGCTGCCTCTCTAACAGCGCCAGCGTGGTGCCTACCGGGGCCTGCGCAGACATGTCGGATACTTTAACGTCCGCAGTGGCTGCGAACCTCCGCCCTTCCTCCACAATGGTGCCAAGCAACTGGAACAGCACCATCGACGGCTCCTTGTAAGGAAGCGGTAAGATATTGTCGCGCAATGCGCCAGACCCAATGTCCACGTCGCGGAACTCGCCCGGACTGATAGGGGTGTCGTCCCCCTTGATACGCAGCCCCCGGGACTTGAGCCCTCCGGGCAAGTTGCTCAGTGTGCCTGCATCTACCAACTGACGCATGATAGACGTTGCACTGGTAGCAAACCCGCCGATCAGGTGGAAAAGCCCGAAGCCGTATGCTCCGAACCCCGGGATGTACTGGTAATGCACGAAGTGCTGACGCTTACGTTTGAGAACGTCCTCTTCCTCCCAGTTACGGCGGATGGCCAGAATCTCGTTGCTGCCCTTTATCAGGGTGATTACGTACGGCAGGGCTACTCCCGTGGGCTCCCCTTCGTCGTCTTTGTCCTCGAACCCCGGCAAATCCAAGTCGGCGTGTACCTCGTACATGACATGGCGGTCGTCGTTGACATCGTTGAATCCCGTCTCTTTGTCCTTGGCGGTTTGAATTTCGTCGGAGCCTGCCTTGGACACTTCCCCAATGTCCACGTCCCTATAGAACCCCGCCAACTGGAGCTTGCGAATATCGTTGTCCGTCTTGCGCATAACGTGCGTTACGCGGTGGCATGTGTCCATGTCCGTGGTGCCGTAGGGCAACACCATGTCTTCGGCGGGGACAAACACCGAAGTCTGACGACCTAGGCTCGGGTCGAAGTAAACTTTCTTGAACGCGCTGCCGGTGGCCGGAAGGCTCCACAACATGCGCTCGTGCTCTGGTCGATACTCCCGCATCACGTCCGTCATCTCGTAGTTCATGTCGTGCTCTACGCGCCGCGCGGCTGCCGCTTTGTCCGGTGTCTCTTTGCCAATGATCTTGGTGCGCACCGGGCCTTGGGCCGGGAAAGTCTCTGTAATAGCCTCGGACTGGAAACGTACCACAGCTTCGGTAATCATCGGATGGAACACGCCGCAAGCCCCGTCCCACGGCTCGGTGCGCTGCTCGTACTTGAGGCCCAGTAGCTTGAGTCCTTCTACGTACGCTTTCTCCCAGTCCTTACGGCTGGCGATGTCATCGCCAATAGACGCTGCCAAGTCCGAGGCCAAAGACTGCAAGTCGCTCTCAGAGACCTCTTCTGCAAGGTTCGCCCCAAAGTCTAGGGCCTCTTCCTCGATCTCCACCTCGACCTCTGCCCCGTCCGGGACGATCTCTACTTCGATACCCTCTAGTCCGCTAGCGGCGTCGTCTATCCCTTGCGGGGCGGGGTTCATTGTTTTTGCGATATTCGTGGCCATGTCGGCATCTTTCAATAGTAAGCGGCGCGTGCGCGCCTAAAGAGTTGGGGCTCGTCTGGTTCGTCTGACGCGAGGCGTATTAGACCACCTTGGCGCACGCGAAGCAATGCTTGGCTGCAGCAGTCCGCGTGCTCGTCGTGATCCGAATTTGGAAATTCGGCGATTTGGTCGATGACCTCTTGTGCCCATCTGGTCTCTGGTGCCCACACCATACCCGAGCTGAACATGTCCGCAACGGCATTGAGGCGTACCCGCTTGTCATTCCCACGGCTGGGCGTGAACTCATGGATCGGCAGTCCTGTGGCCCGCATCTCCTGTATCAGCGGAGCGCCTGCGGCTTTCTTTTCAATCACGACCATGTCCGGCTCCCACTCGCGGTAGTACTCGAACGCGAACTTCTTGAGGTCAGGGAACTCCTTACGGCCTGTCCATGCATCCAGTAGTATGAGCTGGTCTTGGTTTTCTTCTTCGTTGAACCACACGCCCCAAGTCTGTACCCCGCTGGGGTCGGAGCTGTCGTTCTTGCCGTGGGCGGTGTCCCAGCTCTGCAAAATTATTTCGCACTTCGGGGGCTTGGCGTGCGGCCAGCGCCTCCACCACTCGCGTTTAATCAGCGCGCCTTCTTCGGAGGTGGGTTCTTGCATGTACTGCGCGGCCCAATGCGAGGGCGCTAAAGATGCCTTCTTCTGCAGTAGCTGCTCCACGGGCCACTGCTCCGGCCAGAGGCTTTTACCAGAAGGGAGGATGGCCGGGAATCTAATCTCCGTCCACTGCGCTGCGTCCGGGTTATTTTCAGACCAAGCCAGTGCTCTTCCAATAGGGTCTTTTTTCCCCCATCGTGTCCCCACGAAGATCACGCGCCCGCCGGGGGCGAGGCGCTGCAGCGGGCCTACTTGTAGCCACTGGAAGGCGGTGGCAAAAGCCTTGTCCGGGTCGCCTGCCAAAACGCTCTGCTCTGACACCGCGTCATCAATAACTACAAGCGCACCGCCGTGCCCGGCAATGTTCGCACCAATACCGACAGCGAGATACTTTCCACCCAATGTAGTCGTCCAGTTGTCTGCAGCGGACTTGTCTCTGGACACAACCGTATCTGGAAATATGGTGCGGTATACGTCCGACTCTATCAAATTGCGTATCTTGCGCCCGAATGAGGCAGATAGGTCTGCTGTGTGCGTGCACATAATTATCGGGTCTTTCGGGCGGTGCCCTAAATACCATGCCACAAACAGGTAGGACACTGTTTCGCTTTTGGAGAACCTTGGGGGCATGCTCACCGTTACCCGGGTCTCTTGCCCGGACAGCACATTTGTCAATATCGGTTTCATGAATCGGTGGTGCGGGCCTTCCTTAAAGTCCGGATACACGGCCTTGCAAAAAGCCAAGAAATCGTCTCTTGCAAGCTGTACGCGTCGTTTTTCTTCCAGCGCTTCTATGTCCGCCAGAAGCTGCGCTTTATCCGCCGCAGGCATGCTGGGCAGGTTCGCGAGCAGCGCGGCTACAGCCTCGGGAGACAGGTCGTCAAGCATTAGACCTTCTTGGCCTTGCCATAGCCTTTATAGCCGGTGACGCGCCCGCCTTTTGCGTACGTCTTTGTGGCGCCCTTCGATGCCTTCTCCTGCCGCACCTGCTCGACTTGTGCTTCATATTCCTCTTCAAGTCTGTTCTCACGCAGCCTATCGGCGGCGGCTTGGTTTCTGAGTTTCGCGCTTATGGGGTTGCCAAAGGCGTTGTTTTCGTCGGTAATAGTGAACATGCGCCGAAGCGTCGGTGGGGACTCTTTGATTGTTCCAGTGGGCTCGATTGGTTTGTTGGGCTTGGGTTCTTTTGTTGCCATGATTACTCCTTTGGGGTTAATGTTTCGATCTCCTGCACGGGCGGGAGCATACTGTGCCTTTGCCTACATAGAAAACCTGCTTGTCGTTTGCGTGTGTGTATGTACGTGTAGAACCTCATGGAACGCCCCTTCGCGTAAGCACCACACTGGCGATCTCATCTTCTTGTTCTGCTACAGCATCTTTTACTAAGATGGTCTCCACCTCCTGCACGGGCGGCAGCATACTGGCCAGCTTGGCGCGAATGCGTGCCTCGATCTCGTCTGCTGATGCTTCTTTGTGGGTCACCTCGACCCGCGTGGTGAAGCTGTCGATGCCGGTCAGCTTGCCGGTTAGCTCAAGTGCTTTGAGGCGTATCTTGGCGTCTGGGTGTTTGGTCTCTTCGAGCAGTTTGGCCACCACGTAGCCGCGCAGCTCCTTGGCCTGCTCCACATACTGCCAGTCGTACTCAGACAGCATACCTGCTAGGTGGCGTACTGCCGGGGGGACTTTGAGCGCGAGGATGGCTTTGTTTTTCTCCGCTTCGCTTTGTGCGGGGCTGGTCACGGTGGCGAATGCCGTACGTGCAAGGTGGAGCTGGTCTGTTTCAATCATGTCGTCACATGCCCCCAGCGATGCCATGAAGTCGGCAGTGCTGGCTTGGGCGGACAGGAGTTCGGCTGTTGAGGCGTCTGCCAAGTCAACAAAGTCCGAAGCATCTAGTGCGGCGAGGTGGTCGAAAATTCCGGTTCCCATATTCCTTTTGCGCCTGTAGGGTGTAGCGTTTGGTTAGTGTACACTACGTTTGCCTGTATCGCAAATGGGCAAGTGTCTTTCTCCTTAATGCCGGCGGTCGCGCCCCGGACTTCGATCCCCGACGTTGCAAGACCTCGGGGATTTTTTTGGGCTGAAATTTTTTACAGGCCTTTTTTGGAGGAAGGGGGGTACTTGACTGTTTTAGTCGGGTATTGCTATGGCGTATTTATGCTGTAAAAATATAGTGTGCGTGCTATGAAAGCTATAGCAACGTTGAGACTTTCCGTCCAATAGTGTTCTTACCGCGCAGCCCCATCCACTCCACAACTGGGGGGTGCCCCCACCGTACCCTGCGCCCAGCGGCAAAAAAGCCGAAAAATGGGCCGCCTTATACCACAAAAACCCTGCACTTTTACCCCCTATTGATAATATATATCTATGCATTCGCTATTGAGTGCAGCAGCTACCCCACTGCTTGGGGCTTTGAACTTATTGGAGATTGAACATGACTAAAGCAAACAACACCAGCGCCACTATCAAGACCATTGCAGACTTCGGCTTTGCAGCCGGGCGCAGCGACAAGGGCATCGCAGAATTCGCTGCAAAGTATCACGCCCTCTACGTTGCAGCTACAGAGGAAGATCAAGCCACCATGCGCCGCGACTACTGCCACAACTACTTGGTGGGCAAGTATGACTACACCCATGCGCAAGTTGAGGTCATTGCAGAAACAAAGCGCACCGAGCGCAGCGAAGAAGACCAGCGCGCATGGAACAATGCGCAAAGCAACTTCAACTACCGCGTGGTGAACGACTGCGGCAACGTAATCAAAGCGGCGCACAAGCCCGTGAAACAAATCCGCGTGGCAAAGGACTTGCAAGCCACTATCGCGGCGCTTGTCGAGCAATTCGGCAAAGATGCGGTACGCGAAGCCATGAAGCGCGTTTAATGCGTGAGGTACGGCTACCCCTAGGCCGTTACGTTTTCGTGCAGCCTAGGGCGTTCTATTGGCTTTCGTCTCGTCAATTTCTAGCGGTGCGCTATGCGTTCGAGGGGACGCGGCCTATTAACCCAACGTCATACCTGCCGCCTGCGCGGCTTAGCGCGCCGCACGATCAACAACCTAAAGGAAAAAATATGTGCCTCACCCCCCAACCTACCTACGAACTGTACCGCGCTTGGGTAAATCAACCCAGCACCTTGCAGCCACGGCACGACTTGCACGGGCGGTACTGTGTGTGCCTCGATACGGGAGCTGACACTGTGCGCCTGTACTTTACCGAGGGCGCGTTGCACTCGACGCTTGCGCCCCGTGAGTGTGTTGCCCGCGTCAAAATAAGCAGCGCCGGTTAGATGTTCTAACCCGTGAGTCTAGCCCATTGCCTTGCTTGCAGGGCTTTGGGGTGCGCTTACTTGTCCATACTGGACAGGCGTCGCCTTGGAGTTTTTATCATGTCCACACGTACCGCCCACAATATCCGCAACAACGGCATGCTGTCGTTTCTGTCCCTCGACACGGCCCCCGATAACACCCCCCGCGCGTATGCCAACCTAGCCACTGGCAGGACACGCCATAACGTCTACACCCACGCCCCTGTGCAGGTGACCTACGTCAAGCGAACGGTAAGAAAACTAACCGCAACTTTCACCTATGCCCTAAATTTCGCTACCAAAATGCAAAAAAGTGCGTACTAAAACCACTTTTTGCAATACTTCTTTTTTCCAGCGTATTGCCACCCCGTTTTTTAGCGTAAGTCGTTGATTTATATAGGCCGGTTAGATTTTCTAACCTTACTTACCTTATAACATCTACGTTTATATATATACGTGCGTGAGAGTGTGTGTATATAGGTATCAATACGTGGAAAAATACATGTGCGTATTTAATAGCTTCTCTACAAGTTTGCGTATGCATTTTTTTGGCTGCCGGGCTGCCGGCGCTTTACAAAAAACCCCCTAAAAGTGAGTGTTCATGCGGGTTTCAAGCCTGGCGGCCTAGTGTCAAAAACGCTGAAAAGCCCGTTTTGCAATACGCACTTTTAGGACATCGTGTAGTAGAGAAACGCCCATAAAGTACAATTTCACCCCTTCAACCCTCCGAAAGTGCAAAAAACATGCGACAACAAACATTAGTACACATAGCAAATACGCTACGTAGCTTCCAAGAAATCCCCCCACACACCGTTCACGCCGTGCTTGCCGCGCTCTCTACTACAAACAAAAAAGTGCGTATTGAGAGTAAATGGAAGGCCATGCTGTCCGCCCTCGCATCCGACCGACGCTCCATCGCGCAGAATATGGACAAGCGAAGCGCGGACATGCGCCCTTTTTACGTCGAGTATTTGACCATCTTGGACACCGTGCGCGAGAAAATGCGTATCGCAGCAACGCAAGGCACACCCGAGCAAGCCCACGCCCTTGCACTAAAAACCAACGAGGCGCGCATGGTGGAGGGCAAACCGCCAAACGGGACTAACGCTACGTACTGGGCCACGTGGGTGCCGCCGCGCATCCGAGAGGACTTCGCCGCCCGACTAAGCGCACACTACACCCGCACGAGGCAGAGGCAGGGCACACGGTTCACCCCGTTCGTGACGGGCACACATCGTGCACAGGCCAAGCAAGCAGCGGACAACTTGCGCGCCACTATCGGGCGGATACGGGACACCCACGCTTCACACCCGGGGGCTGCTACGGGCTACACCCCATACCGGGCACTGTACCTATGCGCCGCGCGCATGGCAGAGAAGGCACTCTATGCCCGACAACAGGGGTATGCGCTGGGTACGCATAACACGATAGACCACCCGCTGCCTGTGAATTGGCTCGCCTTACTGGATGCGCCGATGCGCGAGAGGCTACGCGCCGCGCAGGACAACCCCCACGCCGTGACATTGGACGGGCTAGCCCACTTCTATGAACCGCCGCGCGGAGTTGACCCCGGCGAAGCACTGCCCGAGCTGTATGAGATAGACGCCGCCCATGCGCAGACTAGCGGGTTAGAGAATCTAACCGAAGACAAGAACCCCGCCACCAGTCGGTCACTGGCAACACTAACGGGCGAAGCCCAAGGAGATTGATATGAAGTACGTAAACCTAAGCGCGTGCATGCAAGCCGCACAACGCGACGCCGATGCCGCTCTAAGAGACTACGTCGTGTGGTACGACACACAGCCGCCGCACGAGTTCTATTACACGCAAGACAATGCAGATAACACGCTGCCTAATACAGAAGGGCGTAAACGCTGGGCCACCGTAAGGCCTGCACTATATAAGGTAGCCCCGCTACCGCCCGTTACCCCCAGCACGCCCGCTCCGCGTAGACGCTTTGACCCTTTCCCCCCAGTGCAGTCAAGGTACGGCGCACCTATGGGCCGCCACGGATGCTGCCCGGCGGACTTGCAAGATGCCCCCCGACTGCACGCCAAACACCAAGGCGGTGGCGACGGGTACGATAAAGGCGGAGCGTACTGGGGTACGCCGCACGACGTATGGGGCGTGTGGGCACGCATCGACGGGGAGAATCTCTGCACCTACGTGCGCGCTACGTCTAGGCTAGCCGCGATAGCACAGGTACGCACAGGAGAGGAACGGTAAGAAACACCGCCGAACTCAGTAGCCCGGTTAGAAGTTCTAACCAACAACTAGCAATAGGAGAATGAAATGAACCACGAAACTTTTAGAAAAGAGATAGACGCATTCGCTGCCGAACAAGGGTTAGAAGCACCATGCACCACCGTCATAGCTTTTGAATACTGGCGACACCACCAAAGCTCCAACGGTACTTACGCAGAAATGCTCGAATGGGCAACAGATCCTATAAAACACGTACAACACTGCAAGACGTGCATCCTTATCAATCAATCACCAACAGGAGAATGAAATGACTACACAAATTAAGCACCGCCTCACGGGCGAAGTACTGTTCGAGGACGCCACCGCGACAAGCATGCGTGAGCTAGTCGAGCGCGCCGTAGCCGCAGGCGTGAGCCTTGCGGGAGTCAGCCTTGCCGGAGCCAAACTACTCGGAGCCAAACTACGCGAAGCCGACCTAAGCGGAGCCGACCTGCGCGGGGCCGACCTACGCGGAGCCGACCTACGCGGAGCCGACCTACGCTTGGCCGACCTACGCGGAGCCGACCTACGCGGAGCCGACCTAAGCGAGACCAGCCTAAACGTAGCCGACCTACGCGGGGCCGACCTACGCGGAGCCGACCTAAGCGGAGCCGACCTAAGCGGAGCCAAACTACTCGGAGCCGACCTACGCGAAACCCTTCGCGGTTAGAAGATCTAACCCACCCGCCACCAGTCGGTCACTGGTAACACTAACGGGCGACGCCCAAGGAGAATGCTATGAAAACGAAACAACCCTATCTCAAAGCTGAGTTCACTACAAACCACAGCGAGGCCACGAACTATAACGGCCCCAAAGAACTCACCGCATACTACAAACTGGTAGACAAGAAAAGCGAGGCCGTTGTAGTGGACTGCCGTATATATGCCGGGCGCAGCGTGAGCGCGTCAGCCGTGTATTGCAGCTTATGGGTAAAACGCAAACAACCGTGGCCTGACGGTAACACTAGGACGAGCGGCAAAGGTACAGCTACTGGGTACGGGTACGACAAAGCAAGCGCCGCACTAGAGGCGGCTATCGACAGCGCGGGCATAAAACTGTGGGGCGCTGTCTACGTGCAGCCTGCCGACAAGGCCGTGGATGCACGGGCACTACAAAAAAACCGAGCACATATCGCAGGCACCGGCGCTATGGACGCGGCCTTGTGCGCTATCGCCCACGCCGCAGGCTTCACAGACTGCATCTTTGTACAGGGTTAGAACTTCTAACCAACAATCACCAACAGGAGAATGAAATGACTACACAAATTAAGCAGCGCCACACGGGCGAAGTCCTGTTCGAGGACGCCACCGCGACAAGCACGAGGGAGCTAGTTGAGCGAGCCGTAGCCGTAGGCGTGAGCCTTGCGGGAGCCAGCCTTCGCGGGTTCCACCTACTCGGAGCCAATCTACGCTGGGCCAACCTACGGTACGCGGACTTACAAAATGTATGTATGCGCAGGGCGAAGTTACACAGAGCGAACATGAGCGGAGCCGACCTAAGCGGAGCCGACCTAAGCGGAGCCGACCTAAGCGAGGGCTTACTAGAGGGCATCGTCTGTATACGCACCAACCTAAGCGGCGCCAACCTACGCAGCGCCCACCTACGCGGTAGCCTTATGGGCTTGGCCAGTCTAAGCGGGGCTGACCTAAGCGGGGCTGACCTAAGCGCGGCCAACCTAAACGAGGCCGACCTACTTAGAGCTAACCTGAACGGAGCTAGCTTGCGCGGAGCATGGGCGTTTGCGACAAACCTGAGCGGGGCGGACATGCGTAACGTAAAGCGACACACCGTAGACCTACGCGAAGCGATCCTAAGCGGGGACACGCTGTTCGACACCCAGCAACCCGGTTAGAACTTCTAACCAACAACCACCAATAGGAGAATGAGATGACTGACGTAAATAAAACTCAAACAGACAGCAAACTCAACTACACCGACCACGACGGCGCGCGCCGCGAAGTACGTGGATGCACCCTAACTGTAGACCACCTTGACCGCCATTGGATATGGAGTGACCAGACGCAAAGCAACCTAGTCTACAAGACCAAAGGACGCGAGAACGCCCTGCTTGCCGCACTAGATAGCGCGTTGTTCGACATACATCTGAAGGACGCGCGCATCGCGGAACTGCAACGCATAGCAGACTTAGCAATGGCTTTTGCCGACGAGATCAAACCAGACGAGGAGACAGCATGATGCACCAATTCTACGTATCACGCCACGCCGGGGGCGTAACTTACCTTTGCCTCCGAGACCCTAATCACCCTTGGTACGGCACGGTAGTGCGGAGGCTATCATGACTACAGAACGCCGACCGCGCAGTACCCCGAAGGCGCAGCGCCTGCCCGACGGGAGGTACATACGCTTTAGCTGGAGGTACAACACTTGGCAGGTGCAGGGAGGCCCCCTGCGTGAGTGGCGAAACATTCGCCCCGAACTAGCCCGATGCTATGCCGCAGCCGGGTTTCCCATAGGCACCCACGGGGTGCGTAACACTTCAACTTTAGGAGAATGATATGCAATACGACTGGCCACTACTACGTGCACAGAAACAGCTTTTGTTGGCGCTGTGTGACCACGCCTGTAGCCCGGAAGAGGCCGAGTTACTAGAAGGCGTGGTGTGTCTACTTGACGCGTTACAAGACGCCGCCGTAGACAACGGCGAAGCTACAGAGGAAGCGGTATTCGGCAACACCGCCCATCAACAATCACCAACAGGAGAATGAGATGACCACACAAATTAAACACCGCCTCACGGGCGAAGTCCTGTTCGAGGACGCCACCGCGACAAGCATGCGTGAGCTAGTCGCGCGCGCCGTAGCCGCAGGCGTGAGCCTAAGCGGAGCCAACCTACGCGGAGCCAGCCTTGCCGGAGCCAAACTACTCGGAGCCGACCTACGCATGGCCGACCTATGCTGGGCCGACCTAAGCGGAGCCGACCTAAGCGAGACCAACCTAAGCGGAGCCGACCTATGCTGGGCCACCCTAAGCGGGGCCGACCTACGCGGAGCCGACCTACGCGAAGCCGACCTAAGCGAGACCAGCCTAAGCGGAGCTGACCTGCACGGGGCCAACCTAACCGCCGCCAACCTAACCGGGGCAGACCTAAGCGAGACCAACCTACGCGGAGCCGACCTAACCGACGCCAACCTAACCAGCGCCGACCTACGTGGGGCAGACCTACGCGGAGTCAACCTAAGCAGAACTGACATAAGCTGGGCCACCCGAACCGACCCCCGCCTAACCGGCGAGGACATATTCGCGGCCATCCTAACCGTGGTTGCCCTAGTCTGGACAGTCCTAATAGGCATCCTTTTGCTCGACGCATTTCGCGGTTAGAAGATCTAACCCACCCGCCACCAGTCGGTCACTGGTAACACTAACGCCCATAGAGGCAAGGAGATTGACATGGAAAAAGATGCACGTTTTCAACTGACATGGAACCTAGGCGCACGCGCCATACGCACCGCCGTAAGCAGGAGTAACGACACCCAGCACAGCTGGTGGGTAGACTTAGCAAACAAGTACGCACTGCACCCAGTAGTGGCCCGCATAATCAACGAGGGCGTGCGCCCCTCCGACTGGCAACAACTACTACTAGAGTGGCCGCACGTAAGTACCGAAGACGCGATGCAGATCGCATACACCCGTGACGAAGTTAAGGGCAAAGCGGATATACAGACACGTACTAGCATTGGCAAGTACCTAAGCAGGCATTGGCCTCACGTGCCCGACCACGTGCGTAGAGACTGGGCAGGAACTTTTGCCCCCGCGAAGTACGAGATACGCGACACTATGGAAGGCATCATCAGCGGCGTGGAACTCGGGCCGCGTTCGTGCATGCAGTCGGGGTTCGGCACCATACCTTTCACTAGCGCAGACAAGCAACGACTGGTGCAGTGGCAGACCGACAAGTCCGTAGACGTGTCTTGGGAAAAGCACCCGTACTCGGTGTACGACCCTGCACTGGGGTGGCGTATGGCTGTGCGCACATCTGTAGACGCCGGCAGTGGCGTAGATGCCCGTGCGCTTGTGTTTGTAGATGCTACCGACGGTACCAAAGTGTTCGTGCGCAGCTATCAGCGCAACGCGGCAGGCGACCATGCGACATCGGGCAGCGACGAGAAACTAGAGACGTGGTTGCGCGACCAAGGGTTCACGAAGGTGGACGAATGGCCGGACGAAACGCCGATGAAGCGCATAGAGAACCCGTATGTCGATGGAGTAATGATGCCGTATATCGACGGAGACACACAGACAGTTCGCGAGGAGAACGGGTATATGTACATAGACAGCGGCGGCGATTTGACCTGCACGAACACAGACGGTAGCGTTGGCGAAAGCGGCATCGGCTCGTGCGCGGACTGCGACGACACAATCCGCGAGTACGACCACTACATATGGGCCGGTAGACACGAAGACCGGCTGGTGTGTGACTGCTGTGCGCACGAGTACGTCTATGCGTACGGTTCTGTTCGAGGTCGGGGAGCAGGATACTACATACGCTCAGACGACGCGGTGGATGTTAAGGGGGACTGGTACGACCCGGAGAATCTGCCGGACGGCATAGTGCAGTTGCACGATGGCGATTATGCACACCTAGACGACGTGGTACATATCGACTCGCAAGGAGAGTACTACTTGGCCGACGGCGAGGACGTGTGCTGCACTGCTGACGGCGAGTGGGAAATGTGCAAAGACTGCGTGGTGTGCGAGGACGGCGAGTGGCGTCTTGAGGACGACTGTGTGTTATGCGAGGACGGCGAGGTGCGTCTTACGGCAGAATGCGTGTTATGCGAGGACGACGGCGAGTGGTACGAGCGAGGTACTGAACCGGAAACTAAACAAATGGAATTGCCACTAGGAGAAACGAAATGAGCAAAGCAAACATGAAGGCACATACCGAAACAACCAACGCAGCCAGTGCGCTACCCTTACTAACGGCCAAGGACGTGCCGAACAACACCCTCATGAAGACGTTGTACCATGCCTGTAGCATACGGCGTGCGGCAGGTAGCGTGACCGAAGGACAGTTTGTAGCGTGGCTTTGTAAGCAACTCCCCGTAACACTTATCGACGAGGCGGGGAACATACACGTAGACACACGTAAAGGGCCGCAGCACCGCACTATGTTCACAAGCCATACGGACACGGTGCATCGTGACGGGGGGGACAACCCCATCCGGTTAGACACTTCTAACCCGAAGGCCGTAGTGTGGCGCGCATCCTCCGGTAGCTGTCTAGGCGCAGACGACGGCGCTGGCGTAGCGCTTATGGTGCACATGATCGAGGCAGGTGTGCCCGGCCTTTTCGTCTTTTTCCGGGGCGAGGAAGTCGGTGGCGTAGGGTCATCATGGCTAGCGGACAACATGCCGCAAGCACTCGACGGTATCGACAGGTGCGTGAGCCTCGACCGTGCGGGGTACGGCGACGTGATTACTCATCAAGCGGGGGAGCGATGCTGCTCCGATGCGTTTGCCGACGCACTGGCAGGCGCGCTAACCACCGACGACTTCACCCTAGCCTTCCTGCCCGACAGCACCGGGGTGTTTACAGACAGCGCCAACCTCACGCGCATAGTAGCTGAATGCACGAACCTGTCCGTTGGGTACGCGGCGCAGCACGGTGATGGTGAATGGCAAGACGCCACCTTTCTACAAAGGCTAGCCGAGCGGCTGGTAACGGTGTCATGGGACGCGCTGCCTGTGGAGCGCAAGCTCTTTGAGGTGGAGAAGAACGGTAAGAAAATGCAGGGCTGGTGG